ATGCCCAACTCAGACCTGCTCCCTTCCCTGCTGTCAAAGCTCTACGAAAACCAACTAGCTCTCGAAGCCTCCATCATGGAGCTATCTAACTGGGTGGAGCAGCGCGGGTCTGCTGATGTAGCTGAGAACGTGCGCGGAGCTTTGGACACCCTCGACAGAAATGAAGAGTTCATCAAGCTGACCCTAGCCGTACTCATGGCGCCTGATTGATCGCCTCTCGTCGCCTCAAATCGCAGATCGCGTAAACCTCGATTACTGTATGCACATACAGCGCTCGGAAAGCACCCCAATGAACATCGATGAAGACACCGATTGGTGGCTTGGCAGCCCCACGCCCTTAGAAATGTGCCACCAGCACGCCCTGTTACTGGAGAACGAAATCCAGGAATTAAACCTGCATCTGCGCAAAGCCAGAGAGGATATTTTCGGATTGACCAAGATGCTGGCCGACGCCGAGGCCGTTAAAAGCGAGTACAGGGGATACCTCGCCGAGAGAGGCGCCGAAGTCGCTGCCATGCGCAAGCAGATCGACTCGCTCGGAATGTCCGTCAGGGCCAGTGAGCGCGAAGCAGAGAGGCTCCGCCAGATGCTTGTCAACTTGGTGCCCCAGCCAAAAACGATTGTCTAAGCTCAAGTTTCAGATAGAGGGCCTGGCTATGTGCGGAAGACTTTCACAGTACACCGGCATTCACGACTTCGTTGCAGCATTGAGCATGCCCAATGCCCTGGTGAACTCCGTGGGTGATGCGCCGCTGGAGCGCTACAACGTGGCGCCGACGACACAAGTCGCCCTGCTCCACCTCCAAGGCGATCTTCTGCGCGCGGACCTGTTGCGCTGGGGATGGCGGCCGCATTGGGCCAAGGACCGGGCGGCGCCGATCAATGCCCGCGTCGAGAAGGTCGCACACGGCCCGTTCTTCCGGGCGATCTGGCCGCACCGGGCAATCACGCCGATCAACAACTGGTTTGAGTGGGTAGACGAAGGCGGGCCGAAGAAGCAGCCCTACCTGATCCGCAGGCGGGATGGCGCGCCAGTGCTGTGCGTAGCCATTGGTCAACTGCCGGATGCCGGCGAAGAACAGAGCGAGCATGACGGCTTTGTGATCATCACCGCCGACAGCGCCGGCGGCATGGTGGATATTCACGACCGTCGGCCGGTTGTGCTGACGCCGGAGCTTGCAAGGGAATGGCTAGACCCAGCTACGCCCAAGGAGCGCGCCGAGCAGATGGTGCTGCACCAGGGCGAACTGTCGGAAGCATTTGAGTGGTTCAAGGTCGACGCAGCCGTGGGCAACGTGCGGAACAAAGGGCAGGAGTTGATCCGGCCAGTCCGCTGAATCAGCTGAAACCCATCAGTCACTAAGGAGTCTTCCACTCCGATAGGCAGGTCACCGGGGTTCGTCGGAGATGACCGAGTTAGTGGATGAGCTCTTTGGCCTTTTCAAGGCATTCCGTCGCACTGTCGAGCGCCTCGACGGCTTTAGCAGAATCAGCGTTACCGTTTTGAGCGCGTGATCCTGTGACTACAAACAATATGTCGATGCCGGCTTTTGCAACAGAAGCCAGATAATCCGCTCGAGGAAGCCGCACTCCATTCTCGTATCGACCCTGCGCGTTCACCTCAACTCCGCCAATCGTGCCAACGGCAGCCTGAGACAAACCCAGCCTTAGTCGCTCGGATTTCAACCTTGCTCCAATGCTCATGAGTGTATCCAAATGGGTGAGTGTTAAGTTGAGAGCTGGGCCGAACAGATAAGTTCAGAGATCAGCCAACAGCTAGCATTGAGGAGACTGAGACGCTCAGCGATCACACCAAAGCGCCTTTATGAGCAGTACCATGAACGTCTTGGTGTGTGCTTACAAAATCAATCAAGGGGCGCTCTGCCAGCTCAAAAGAATAGATCACGTCACAGCGCGCCTGGTTGATCGCGCCTCTGACGTATTGCCTAGGCTGTCCTTCGACGATGCCTTGAATTTCATAGCTCGCCAACTCTATTGCTTTGGTTAAAAAATCCCGACTTATGCCGCCCTTAACTACGTAATCAGCAAAGCGATCTAGATATGCCATTCCTTTTTTTTTGAAATCAAGATTGGTAGACAGCTTCTCCGTGGGCTTTTTCATGACCGCCGCGTCCGCCGCAGAAGAAATCAGGCCATTCATCATGGCGTCAAACTTTTTCAGAGCACCAATGAAATAAGCCTTTTGATCTAAAGACAAAGTTTTCCAGTAAGCGTAATCCATGTCGACTCACCCTTTGCTCGAAGTAGTAAAAGCCGTATCAGTAGAACTCCACAGCCCATTGGGATTTGGTGTCCAGAATTATTCTTTACCTGCACGCGCGCGCAGTTGCAACCAATTGCCGCTCATAGCCGATTCGTTGCCGGCGATCAGCCAAAAGCGCCCGCACTTTCAGCTCCAGGCTGTCGGACTTCTTCAAGCCATCGACGGCCCAGGGCGGAACAGCGACTTCCTGTGTCTTGCACGGAACCTGCACCGGCACCTCAACGCGTACGGTGCGCACTTCCGGCTGCCGACCAGCGCATCCAGCCAGTAACAGCGCCAACACCACCAGCAGAAACCTCATAGCCCCAACTCCTGATCGATAATCGCGGCCGCAGCCTGGGCAGGGTCACCGCCAGTTCGCTCCCGCAACAACTGGTTAGCGGCGGTGTAGTCTGGCTGAGCTTCTTGCCTCGCCTTCTCCTGGGCCTGCGCGGCATTCCGCTCCCGCAATTGGCCGGCCCGCACCAACTCGCCAAGCTTCCTGCCTTGCTCCCCCGCCAACGCTTCAAGGTGTTCATGCGCCGACGTGGCCTTGGCCAGGTCGATATTCGCCGCGTCGAGCAGCGGGCGGTAATGCCCGCTTGCCAGCCACATCCCGCCGCCGGCTCCCAGGGCCAGCAGCAGAACCGCCGCCAAGCCAAGGACAGCGATCTTCTGAGCCAGAGTCATGCCAGCACCCCGCCTGCCGACACGTAGCGGGCCAGCAGATCGTCCATGCGATGCTCGCGCTGCCCGTAACCGGCCCCCGGCAGGCTGGCCCAGATGTTTCGGCACTTGGTCAGGGCCAGCTCAATACGCCCCGCCTTCGCGTCCTCAAGGGCACGGCATTCGCGAATGTGCTGGATGGCCAGCTTGTCCTGGCTGATCGGCCCGAAGTCCGTCAGCTTCAACTGGGCGCGGTAGTGCGGCCAGTCCTTCAGCATCTGCTGGTAGCGGCCCGATGCGTTTGAGGTCAGGCCTCTGCTGTTGATCGTTTTCGACTTTCTCCCACCAATGAAGGGATGGTCGGCATAGTCGTTGAACAGTTCAAGCCGGCCATCAATGCCCGTCACGATGACGTTGTAGCCGTCGTCGGATCGCTTCAGGTAATCAGACCCAAGCTCGGCCCAGGCGATCGCATCGAGCGTCGCCAATACGTTACGGCCGCCCGCGGCGGCTTCAGAAATACGCGGCATATCACTTTTCTCCAGGCAATAAAAAACCCGCTCAAGGCGGGCAATAAATGTGCATACGGTAAAACTCGGTACACTGGTCGATCGATGTACTTAGTTCAAGGATGTCCAACATGGAAAAGAAACACAAAGGGAGCGTTAGCGTCCTGCAAACTAAAGGCCTAGCCTCTAGCGCTGCGGTAGCCGAAGCCTTCACACCCGCGCAAGAAATCCGGATCAAACAGTTAGTAAGGGATGTTCTTGAGGAAGAAAGAACTGATGACTTTGATCCTGAGGGCGAATAAAAGTGTCACAAGTTATTTCAATCCTAAATCGGCTATCTCCTAACGCTGGAGGAATCACGCGGGTCTCTTTAAGTCGGGCAGAAATGCTTTCCTTACACGGACAGTCCGCAGTTATCGCCCTGCTTGAGCATGACACTCGCATCGCTGCCTCAGTCCGGACCATGCGTGCTGACGGGCGCCTCTCGCCAGATGTAATCGTGGTCAACCTCTACTCTTATTACGCCAGCATCGCCCAGGCCGGCAACACTGACCCAGGTCATACCGTTGGTATTAATGGCTCAATGCTGGATGTGCCGGTGATTCGAACAAGCGAATTCATCGGCGTGACGGGCATGCAGATCGTTCGTTATGCAATTGGCTCCGGATACATTTTTGCAGAGGAAATATTAGACGCCGACCGAAACGTACTTTCGTCGTCTCTATTTCTACCCGGCAAAAAGTCTGTCCACTTCAGCTCCAAGTTTGATTCACAGAGCTATTGGCTTGAGCAGATAAGTAACCACAACCTGCCAGCAGTCCTGATTGCTGACCCGTGGCGGGCAAGCCATATCGTGGTCAACGTGCGCGGCGAGCAGATTTTTAAAATCCTGACGATGCACAGCAATCACCTGAACCCGCCTTATTCGTTCGGTGCCGCTGTAAAAGCCAGCAGCGTCGAAGTGCTTGAAAACCTTAAGCGGTGTGATGCCCTGGTCGTTCTTACACGCGCCCAGCATCGGGACCTTGAACTGGAGTACGGGCACAACCCGAAAATCCATGTCATCGGCAACCCACTTACCAACTTTTCGCCAGTCGGTGAGATTCGCCGGGATAAAAACCTAGCTGTTGTGATCAGTCGCCTGGATGCGCTCAAGGGCATTTCAAGAATCGTCAGGAATTTCCGCAAGGTCATCGACCGCGTACCTGGTGCAAAGCTTGAAATATGGGGGTCTGGCGCCGACGACGCGCCAATTAGAAAAGCGATCGATCTGCTTGGCCTTGGCGAGTCAGTGACCATGATGGGCTACACGGCGAATCCTTCAGGCCCTTTCCGGCGCGCACGCGTAAGCCTTGCAGCATCGGAACATGAAGGATTCGGGCTTAGCTTCATGGAGTCCCTATCCATGGGTACACCGGTTGTTTCATACCGAACCAACTACGGCCCCGAAGAAATTATCAGTGACGGCAAAGACGGGTTCGTTGTAGACGATGATGAAAGCTTTGTAGAGCGCGTCATCGAGGTTCTCACCAATGACGAATTCTTTGATGGAGCAACAGTCGCTGGCCCCGAAAACGTCAAGCGATTCGGCCACAACAACATTGCGGAAAAGTGGGCCGGCCTTGTATGCAGCATTCAAGACGGAACAGAAAAGGATGCTGATGCCGTCTTGTTGAACGCTGACAATTTAAAGTCCAGCGCTTTCGGGCATGTGTTCGTTGATCAGGCTGTACTGGATTCAGTCCAGGAAGATCGAGTAAAGCGTGTTCGGATTTTGGAAGTAAACCGAACCCGAAAGTTCAGGGATAACAGCAACGCTGTTGCTGTTGGAACATATGAAGTTATGAACCTGCGACATGAAGCTGAACAAGGTCATTACGCGTTCAACATCAAGCAAGGCAGCTCAACCTATACCGGTTCCATTCCTGCTGGATCCATGAAAATGCAGTTCCTGCTTTCATAATCTGAAAGGGCCCTGGTCTCCAGGGCCTGACGTTTTCACGGTGCTTCTCTACCCTCAAGCGCTGCCAGCCGGTCGCCAATAGCATCCAACTCCATCGCCAGCGACCTGAGCATAAGCGCGTGCAATTCCCCCTCCCTGAACCCGTAAAGGTCGCCAGCGGCCTTTATAAGCTTTGTCTGTGCCGGCTCGACTACTGCTCGCAACTCCATCCCATCCTCACCAGCAACGCCGGTACCGCACGTCACTTCATCAAACGTCTCGTACTGATCGTCCCATTTGTCATAGCAGACAAGGCCATAGTCGAACGGGTCTAGCCCCTCATCCGACAGAATTTCGATGGCTTTTTGCACCGTCATGCCTACGTGCAGACGCGCTTGGTCATCGCCCTTCTGCTGGATCGATGCAATCCATTGATAGATGCCGACCTCGCGCACCAGACGGCTGCCCGCAGCAAGCTCTGCAACCTCAAGCGCACGAATATCGCCCTTCTCCCTGGCATCTGATGTGTTGATTGTCCCGGTACCGGCATACAGGACGGAGAAACGGTTTATTGATCTGCCCAGTGACACAACGTTATCGCTAACTGGTCGAATGCGAGAGGCGCCCCAGAACACCATTTCATCCGGCGACACGCTCGCACAGGTGACACTGTTCACCCGCTGCCGGATTAACTGACCCGTTGGCGCATCAAGCAAAAGATCCGTTGATACAGTAGCGATACCCCGCGTACTGGATACGAACCCGGCGAATCGGGTAGTCACATCAGTTGCATGCGGGCAAATATTGTTGACCTCTTCAACGTTCGCCATATACGCGTAGTTGAGCGTGTATCCGCCTAGGTTCTGGATATACAGCCGCTGCGTTCTGAGCGTGCTTGTAATCGGCCCGTAGAAGTCAGACGGGGTAAGCGCGGCCCCAGTGGTTGAAGTCGAGAATGCGTTTACCTCGATATGACAGGCGATGAAGCACGGACGGTTAACGCCATCAAGCTTTACCCGGTAAGCCTCTCCAGAGGTAAACCGAGTGGATACGAACCGCATGCCCTGGAGCACTGCGGCTGATGCGCCGCCGAGGCCATCAATGGTCATCGCGCCGCAACCTGGATCAGTCAAGTAGTTACCGGCAGTGTCCAAAAGTCTGCGGCGGCTGTGGTGCTCTGGACCATAGACCGAGCACTCCAGCAGGTTGAAGTCGGAGAAACCAAAGCTGCCACGGCTATCAGGAACGGTAGATCCCTGCAGCTCGTCATAGTAGACGGGACCATAGCTGGCGTTTCCTGCTGCCGGCTTTGCGCCCTGCACTTTCACTCCCCACTTTCCCCCCCTGAAGTAGCATTTGTTGAAAACACAGCCATCGGCACCATTAACCACGGTACCTGGGCTGTATGGAACGCCTGTCGGGTCGGAGAACTCGTTAGTAAACGCACTACGGGTTACATCAAGCCAGGCGGACGCCTGCCGCCAGTAACCGAGGACGTGTACGTTTTCCATCGAGAAGTGCACGCGGCACCCCAGAAAAACACCAACATCCCAATCGGCGCCGAAGTTCGTAGGGCTCGGATCGCTACTGTCGAAGTCGAGGAACACACAAAAGTCTTTGAACCTCACGAACTCGGCCTGCACGTTTAGTGCTGTCGAAATCGGATTGTCTTGGGGTGCCGCCGCTGTTGCTCGATGCAATACTCTGGTACGAACCCTGCGCACACCAGCCCCCTTGACCAGGAACCCGCTGCGCTGAACATAACTAGTTAAGCCGGCCGCGCCGTAGCCCGCACCAGCCCCATCACCGTAGACCATGATCGAGTCACGAAAATAGACCTCAGCTGTAATCACGCAGATGCCGGGAATATAGAGCGCCTTCTTGGCCTGGCCCGCTGCCGTGATAGCTCGCTGCACTGCAATCGTGTCATCCGTGACTCCGTCGCAAACAGCGCCAAAGTCCTTGACGGACATGACATCTCCCAACTTTTCCTGAGAAGTTCTCGGAACTGCATCGGGGCTTAACTGAATAAATCCTGTCATGGCGGATCCGTTCGGGGCAGCCAACTCTTGGCGCAGAGCGGCATCACCAACCGAAACAAACCCACTCGATTCATCAGCCCAAATACCAGTGGTAGTGTAGGGGAGCACCAACCAGGACGCAGCCTTCCAAAGCTCTCCGCCCTTGAGGAATATCTGATTTCTCTCGGTCAGGTGTAACGGGCCGTCGTCATAGCTTCCGATGTCTTGATATCCAGAGGAAAGGATGTAGGCATCGAAGGCAGCTTTCCTTACCGCTTGTGCAATATCGAACTGACGCTGCTTCTCAGACTGGGTGGTTGTGAAGATGTGGGTACGAGAGGCTTGATCTGCGTCGAAACCGGCATTTATTCCCTGAATCGACTTACGTAGAGTGCCAAAACGATCCGGGTAAGTGGCGGCGGGACCATTGGCGAACCTATCAAAGTTTTCTGCGTTGTCTTTCAGATCCTTTGGACTGGTCGAACCAAGCGGATTGCCAGTGGCGTAAGTGGTCATGCCGAACTCCAAGTATAAAAAAACCCGCGCTTGGCGGGCTTTGAAAAGGATTTAGTTACTACGCCGCTACAGGCGGCTGTTTGTCGTCGTCCGCGTAGAACACGACTGAGTATTCGGTCGCAGTAACCGCACAGGTACCGTCCTGATTCGGTGCTATCTCGGTGATCATTGCCGGGTACCCCACCTGCTCGCTCGATCCAAACAGGAAGCGCGCCGGCTCGATGCTGAGATCGGTGGTGATTTCAAAATCAATGGCCGTAGCCGGGACCAGCACCTGGTGAAGGCCAGCGTACTTCGGCTCAAATAAGCTCGTGACCGTGCCGTCATGACGGCGGATCACTGCCCTAGGAGCAACCATTGCCCAGTCCATCTCTTCGCTCAGTGTAAGGAGGTACCCGCCCTCCTCCGCCTCAACATCCAATATCAGTGCGCTGCTGGTGGTGTTAGGGATGTCATCGGCCAGGGTGATGTGGTCGATATCATCAAAGACTAGCGCGTCCAGTTCTGTATCCACGGTGTAGCCCCATCGCGAAAACTGATACTTGCGCAACTGCCGCATGCCTATCCTCCAAGCCCGGGTTCGATCTGAAACCCCGTCCAGTTGAATCTTGTCCACCTTGAGCTCGAGGCTTCCAGGCAACCGGCACCGCACGGTCTCTTTACGGTTGGTGAACTGATCGACGTACTCCACGTCGACGCCGTCGAAGTCATCAGGACTTGGCGCCGTGAAGCTGGCGATCAGCTCGCTGGTCATTTCGTGCGGAGTGATAACCCCGCGCGGTGGCTGAACACCTTCCCGCTTTACGCTGAGTAAGCCGTTTCCATTCGAAAGGTGGGACATTCCAGCAGTGAAGATTCCTTGTAGCACCTCCCTGACTGGCGCCGCCTTCTCATGAGACATGTCGTACAGCTCGCCACGCGGCGTCCAGTAATCCTGATCAACCGAGTTGAGTGCATCGATGTCGATCAGCGATTCATCAATGCCGAGGCCTCGGCAAACATGCAGAGCAGCCCCTTTGATTGATCGCATCGGCGCGTCATCATAGATCCGGGTTGGCACGCAGTTAACCTGTCGCTCCGACTGGGCGCTGAGGCGATCGCCGCCGCGCACGTCCATGGTTATGACGGTCACGCCTTGGTAAGAGGAAGGCGCTGGCAGAAGCGTGCGCAGGCCATACCATTGAATCGCTTCCCGCGCCTGACCACCCATCAGAGGCTGCATACGGCGCATCTGAAACTCTGGGCGTAGCGCGTACGGAAACACCAACTTATGGGTGAAGCCGATCTGGTCGGGGGTCGCCTCGACGTAAGTGTGGGTGATGGTTGTCCACGCCCCGCCAATCGCCGAATCCCTCCACCTAACCTCAATCGATTTCGACGAAACTTTAATGTTGCCCTGCTTGCTGTAGTAGCAGAGTCCCTGGCTGAAGAAGACGTCGTACTCAGCCTCGGTGGCCACTTCATTCTCCGGGCAACCCATAAAAGAGCCGATCCAGTTGACTGCGCCGCCGGAGCCAGTGAGCGAAAAGTCGAGCAGGGTGCGAGCTGTGAACCCAGCCCAGATGAGGTCGATTGCACCGGCATCGGTGATGCGGCGAACCGAGGCGGTAAGACCATCAATGGACGTCACGCTGTAGCGAAAATCGCGGTATCCCAGCGCCAGGCGTTGCGAGCCTAGGGCAAGACCTGTGAACGGCGTCCCGTTATCGAACTGTAGCGTGATGAACGCCTGCTGCTCTGCCGCGCCGCCAGTCGAGGCGGTTCCCACCAGATAGGTAGGCCCGGTGCCGAAAATCGGAATCGGCGCGCCAGTCTGTGAAATTGCGCCGCCCTTGTAGGGGCTTAGTGGCTCAATCAGCCGCAGGCGGCCAGAGTTGTCCTGGGCCACCAGGCCGATCCCTGAAAGCTGCGAGGTGATAATCGACACTAGGCCGCTCATGCTGCCGTAGTTGGAGTTAAGCGAAACGCTTCTGATCAGGCCTTGGAATGTCACGGTCCAAACCACGGCGCTTGCGCTGAAGTCGTAGGTGGACGGCGACGCACTTGCCTGCACAGATGATGGAGAGCCGCCCACGCCCGGCACTGGCGGCACATAGGGTGAGACGCTGGCCACCCGCAGGTCCAGATCGGTATCACTGCGCAACGTTACCTCCATACCAACGAATGGCGAAAGGTCCGTGAGCGCGCCGGCTATGCGGCTGTATCCGCCAACAGCTGAAACTGTGTACGTGTCAGGAGTGACCAGCGTGAGCAGCGTGCCGGCGGCCCAATGATCTGGGAAGCGCGGACTGTTACCTAGCAGGGACACCGTGACACCACTGACCAGCATAGAATCCGCCAAAGCGGCAGACTCCGACGGCGCGGTGCTGGCCAGATCCAAGCCCGCGGTACCAGCGTTAGTGCCACCAACCTCGCCGACTCGGTACCAGTTCTGCGCCCTGATGTCGTTGGCAAGCGAAGCACCTGGCTCGTAGATGCTGTAGGTGACGTCAGAACCAAGCGCCGCCACTGGGGTATCACCTATTTTTAGTGTACCGGGTGGCAGCAGATGCCGGCCGCGGCCCACGCAAAGGCATAGACTTGTACGTAGCAAGCGCTTGTCCACGAAGCGCGAGACCGGCTGCACCAGCAGATCAGGATAAACCTTGGCCATACCCAGCAATTCGCGAATCGGCGAGTTCAGCTTTGCATGGTTGCCAGTGGCGGTCGCCATGTCCAGATCATCACCCTGCTGCTGCTTCGAGGCTTTCGCCTTGGGCATGGACAGCACCATGACGATCGAGATAGCAGCCAGGGCAACTGCAACCCAAGCGGCTACCGCAGCAAAGGCGCGGGCCTCAGGAAATATCTTCACGTCCGATTCAGGGCCGATCATAAAACCATGCCATTGATCTGGAGTAACAACGACACCTTGAACCTCAATGCAGATAGGGTGCACGGAATCAATATCAAAGCCCTTGGCGTTCTCCGACAGCCACCCGGACAAGGAAACGGACTGCTTGACCTGGTGAATTTCCAGCGGAACGCAATCGCCTTCCTTCACGCCAATGCGGGACGCGTAAATTTCGATCACTTGTAGTACTCCACCCGCACGAAGCGGCGCTTGAGCCTGTGCAACGGCAGGCAGATAGTGCTTTGCTTTTCGGTGATTTCCATCGCTTCAAGGGATGCGCCACAACGAACCACCACGCCGACGTGGCGCATTTCACTTCCCTGGTAGAGCGCAATCAGGGCGCCCTCCTGAGGCTCGCACAGCGTCAGCGACGGGAACCACTTCCCCGCCACCCCAACCATTGAGCCGTCTCCGGCGCGGATGTCTGCCCACTCTGGCCAGTCCGGCAAACCGAGGTCGCGACGGACCTCTAGCACCAGGCCGTAGCAGTCAACGAACGGCCACACTCGCCCACCCTCGAGGTACTTGCCCGCGAGGTATTTGTTGTGATCAAACATTATTGATACCGCATACCTGGGGCGAAATTGCCGGTGTAGTTGTGGCGAAGCCAGAGCGTTTCGAGCAGGTTGAAGTAACCAGCGACGATCTGGGCTTCGGTGGCAGTGGCGGATCCGCTCTTCACCTTGTAGCGCAGGATCTTCGATGGATAGGCCAGATCAGTGCTGATGTACTCCCTGTAAAATAGGTTGATTTCTCGACCAACCCTCAGTGCAGCCCGCAGGAAGCCAGACACGCTCCCGTCGATGTTGCACAGGGCAAACTTTAGATCCTGCTTACCGTCACTGCCTCTTTTGGGGAGCGCGATAGTGATCCCGCACGCCAGGAAGGTCGCGAGTCCGCCAGTCTCCAGACCGACCTCCAAATCATCGTATCCGTCAGTGAGGAAGTGACGCGCGACACCGTCTGTTATTTCAAGTGTGCCGTGCAAGATCTCCGGACCACCACTGGAATAGAGTCGATTCAGTACGAAGCTTGTCATTGTGGCCAATCCTTGTTTAGCGCCACGTCTAGAATATCCATGCCAAGGATGTACTCCGGCGCATAGATGGCCCATCCATCTGTGAGGATTGGTCGCTCCCACAGCTCAAGCGGCGCCCGAAATCTCCAGTAGCCGCCGTCCAGAGTTGGTCCTTCGTAGATGTCAGTGAATCGGGCCTTGTAGGCTTGAACACCCTGGGGCGTCTTCAGTTCGCACTCGAACCACTCGACCCCTGATAAAAGAACCTCCTCGTACCAAGCCTCGAAAAGCTGAGCTTCCAGGTCATCAAAAAAAAAGCTGGCCGCCAGTTCGGTAGGTACCGAAGCGTAAGCCCGACGCTGCCGTGCACGGCCAGTGTTCATTTTTGTTCGTGTGAAAGGACTTACCGGTTTAAAACCATAGCCATCAGCGACTGGCAATGGCAGTTCATCAGGGTATTTTTTCATCTGGCTGCCCTCCCCATGCCAAGCATTTCTTGGATAGCTTTTGCGCCCTTCCCATTATCACGAATGTTGGCTACGAACTGATCTATCACCCAACGACCATCCACTTGGCTAGACTGGTTTTGGCCTGCCCTACTCGAGTCCTCAATGAGATTAAATATCGGAGCAGGGGCAACTGGAGCAGATGCTGAATCTCCGCCATAACCTAAGCTAGATCCACCTGAAGGTTGATTGGCAAAGGCTGGTCGGCCATTACTCATTGCTTCAAGAGTGCCGACCCCAATACGCGCTGTTGCTTCCGCATCAAACACATACTCCTGACCGTGGACAACGCCTGCCACCTGGCTGACTCCGAGATTCCCTGTGTACCCACCTTGCTGGAAACCACCAACCGCGCCGGCCATAGCAGTCATCCCAACAGCTGACGCGAGCGGGCCGGTGACAGCAAGGGCCGTTGCCATTGCCGCAGGCGCGGCCAGTGGGCCAACGATTGGAATTGCTGCTGTCGACGCATACGCCGCAAGGCCTGCTTGCAGAGATGTCGCCGAGGCATTGGCACTCATCACGCCCGCAGCGCCGGCCTGAGTGGTCTTGCCAACCAACATTTGTACGCCCTGATAGATCAACCACTGCGCAGCCATATCAGATAGCGTACTGATCATCGACTTTCCAAAGTTGATGACCATGTTCATTAACGCGTCATCGGCATCCTTGGCGCCTGTCGCTACGTCAGAGAAAAAAGACCCGAGGCCGCTAGTTGCGCTGCCCAACGCGTTGCTTGTGAGGTCTGCTGCCTGAGCTGAATAGTCACGCGCGGCTTCGGCATAGTTGGCCCATGCCTCATTAACGCCATTCATCCAGTTGGTTTGCTGCTCATCCGTCGCCGCGTAAAAGTCCTGCTGAGCCTGAAGGCGCTTGTCGAGCTCTTCCTGCAAAACTGCTGTTTCACTTTGGTAAAGCTCCGGCGCAATCTCCCCGCTGTTGCGCTGCTTGACCAGCTCATTCACGTCGGCAGCATACTTCTGCCGCATCGCAAGATCTGCCCGCATCCGGTCGCGGGCCTTGCCGCCCATCCCAACACCGGCCAACTCGTGTTCAAACCCGTCCTTTGTGGTTTGAGTCGTGAGCGCTTGGGCATTCTTGAACGCCGTCAGCTTCAGGTCATCTTCGTTGGCCTTCTTCAGCTTGTTCAGCGCGTCCAGCTCGGCAGCCATGCCCATAAGCTTTTTCTTTTGCGCCTCGCTCAGCTTGCCAAGCTTGCCCTCCTGCAGCTCGAAAGAAAGCTTCATTACCTCAGTGGCGTCTTTCTGCTTGTCGCCGGTGGTGTTGATCAGTTCGACCTGGCGCTTGTAGCCTTCCTCGGTGGTGGCGAAGTCCTTTGCCTGCTTCTTCGCGGCAGACTCGATGGCACTGGTGTTCTTTTGTTTGGCCTTGGTCGCTGCGTCGTCGGCAGCTTTCTGGGCATCTTTAGCTGATGCTGCAGAACGAATCGCGACGATCATCTCCTTAGTTAGGAGGGTGTTCTCTGCAATAAATCGATTCGCCGCTTCGAGGTTCGTTTTATCTTGAGCAGTTGCAAGCTGCTTCAGCACCTGGTCCAGGTACTTCTGTCCAGCCTGAGCGGCACCAGCGCGAGCTGCTGCGTTCTCACGCTCCGCCCTGGTATTTTCGTCTGTCTCCCCGGTAAGCTCTGCCATCGCTGTTTTGAGCTTGGCAATAATCTCAGCCTTCTCGGCTGCCGCGCCGCCGCTCTTCTCAAGGGCGTTGGCCATTTCAGCTGTGGCGCCAGGAACTTCCCGCACCTGGTCGGCCACAGCCTTCCAGTCAACGACCATCCCGGCTGACTGATCGGCAGATGCCTTCTTGATGACATCCATTGCCGACTTGAACTCAGCCGGCAACGGAGCGATGCCCCCCATGAAACCGGATGCACCAGCGAGGCCGGCGTTTGTCAGGCTGCTCTGAAACTCAAAGGCGATTGAGCCTGCTGCGGTAGTCAGGTCCTTTTCAGCAGCCTCAATCGAAGCCTTCAACTCCCGGAGGGTGACAGACTGCGTGGCCCTGTTGAGCTTGTTGAATCGCTCAACCAACTTATCAATGGGATCGCCGAGGTCGCCAAGCTTCTTCTCGAGCACGCTGGTGTTGTCGCGTAGCGTGAGAAACGCAGTGGCGGCACCAATAGCCAGAACAGCAATACCCGCAGGCCCGCCAAGAACCCCCATTACCCCAAGCGATGCGCGACTTGCCGCCGTCTGAGCTGCAGCCACCGCGTTGGTAGCCCGGGTCTCCACCATCCTAGCTTCGGCGAGCTGCAGCGACATCTGCGTTTGCACGGCGGTGCCGCGCGCAGCAATTGCCTCTTTCTGCGCAAGAAAAACGGAAGTCTGGGCTTTTTGTTGCTCGGCCTGAGCGGCAAGCAGAACGGCGCTGGCCTGGGCCTTGCGCGCTACCGCATCAGCGACGGCAGTTCTGGTCGCGGAAACCGAGGCTGCAGCCGACCCAGCGAGTTGACGTCCATAACCTGCCAGTGCACCGACCGCGACCACCCCAGCGATGTCCGCTAGGGTTTCGAAGTTGTTCCCGAGCGTGCCGATGCCTTTGGCAAGAACGCCAGTGCCGTCGGTGGTCTCGTTCAGGCGCCCAACGTATACCGAAAAGGCGTTATTGAGGTTTTGCATAGCATCGCGAACCGCAACGCCCATACTGTCCGCCAGCAGGCCGTTGGCCTCAGCGGACTTTTGCAAACCCTCGGTCAGGATATCGAGACTCAGCTTCCCTTGAGCCCCGAGACTACGAATTTCTTCCGCGGTCTTCCCGGTGGACTTGGCGATGGTTTCAACCACAGTCGGCATAGCGGCGAGGACGGACTGCCAACCATCAGCCTCGACCTTGCCGGTCTGGAGCGCTTTAGAGTAGGCATCAATTGCCCCACTGGCTTTCTCCGCCGATGCCGAGTTGGTCACCAGCAGAAAGCTGAAGCTGTCCATCACGTCCAGCGCCTGGCTGGTGTTGTAACCCATCGACTTCAGACTGTCCGCCGTCCGGATGTACAACTCTTGGGCCTCGGCTAGCGGTCGATATGTGCGCTTGGCCGTGTCGAGCAAGCGATCCTGCACCAGGTTGTATTCGTTTACGCTGCCGGTGGCCATGCCGATGCGATCGGACATCTGACTAAATGAGTCAGCTGCCTCAATGATCTTGCCGACGGAGGCGGCACCAACCGCTACTGCCAGGGCGCTTTTGATCAGTCCTGCAGCGCTCTGGGCGCTCTCTCCCGCACGATCAAATGCCGTATCGATACGGCCCAAACTCTTGTCGATCTTGCCAGCCGACTGACCGACGGTGGAATCTGCCCGAGCCATCTCCTGACGCAGCTGCGCCGTGGTGGCCTCAATGCGGACGAGCATCCCCTGTACGTCGGTATCGGCCATGCTTTTCTCCAGACATAAAAAAACCCAGCTGCGGCTGGGTTTTATGCGTTTCTGCGATTAAATTAATTTCTAAGGCGTCGCTGTATCCGTGGTCGTGAAGCTCGCCACCTTACCGGAGGAATCCAGCACAACACTCAGTGCCTGGTTCGTATAACTAGACCCGGCAAACCCAACCTTGGCGTACCCCCAGGACATCACCTGTGTACCGTCTGAATTACGCGCAGTCACTAGGGGTTTTCCGAAACTGCTCAGCAGGTCATCCTTCGTCGTAACACCCTGTTTAATTTGATCCAGTTGCGCCTGCGTGACAGGCTTTCCATAGGTGCTACAGGCGGCCAATACGCATGCTAGTACCACAATGAACATCTTTTTCATGACCTTGCCACTTCTCCTTTTGAGCGTGCAATGTACCAGAAGCTACTCGTATTACGCGGCTTGACGCCCGGTCAAAGCCTGTCTTAGCTTCGCCGCCACATCCGAAGGCGCCGGCTTGCATTTCTTCGAGGCCGTCTTGCCACCGCCGAAGGGGTTGGTCATCTGCGCCCACTCGACCCGGGCATCCATCGCCAGGAACAGCTCAGGCAGCGGAGTGACCCAGGCCAGATCGGGCGGCCATCCAAGCCAGCCGGTGGCCATCGCGTACAGCCGGTCGACATAGCTGCCGTCCTCTATAGCACTTACGCCGCCGCTGGCTGAGTCTTTCCCGCGTCGGGGCCTTTCGGGTTGTACAGCGCCACCAGGTAGGCATTGAGCTGCACGGACACTTCCAGCACACCGGCCTGCCACACCTGCTCGGCCACTGCCTCGGCGGCCTTTCCTTTGAGACCTGCGCCGCCTGCGATGATCACCGCACAACCATCGACGCTCAGGGCGTTAATGGCCTGGGACGCACCGCGCAAGCCGCCGAAGTACGCCTCAATAGCCCGCACAGCGGCGAGCGTTGGCTTCAGGGTGTAGGTCTCGCCATCGAGCGAGATGTCGACGGTACCGTGAAGGGTTTTGCTCATGTATCGATCCTTGAGTGTCGGGGCCGAAGCCCCGCAGGTTAGGCTGTGGCCGCTTCCGGCTCGATTTCAAAGACGTCGGAGTTAATACCGATCGTGACGTTGCGGCGGACAACGTTGTCAGCAGCACCGGCAGCGACGGTATTGTTCATCACTTTCCCGCGCATGAAGAACGTGGTCGGCAGCAGCGCTGGGGTGGCATCAGGATCGCCATCGTTCAGCGTGATCTTGATGTTGTAGTCGCCCTTGCTGCGATCCTTGTGAGCGATCTTCAGCTTCGCCTGGCCCAGGTCGCCGTTGTCGAGGCCGACAGTTACGGTCAGATCGCCCGCGTCAGCAGTGCCTTTGTACTTGCGTACTCGGCCGTTGCGCAGCGAGGTGAAGGTTACGGAACTGAAGGTGTCGCCGAACTCGCCTAGGTCCTCCACCTCGCCGATATCGACGTAGGTGTCTGCCTTGTAGAGCGCTTCAGTGTCCGCGCCGTTCTTACTACCGATACCGATCCGGCAGCCGGCGGCTGTATTGAGGTTGTCTTCGGCCATGGGGATTCCTCCAAGGGCACATTGGATAAAGCCGCAGGGCGGCAGGGTGTTGGGTTTAGTGGGTGGTGATAACGCGGACCGTGATCGATCCCTGATACGTGACGCCGTCAGCATCGCGATGGGCGTCGGCCTGCTCGACCCGGACCGATACAGTGCGGCCAACAGTCAACGGCAATCGGCGCTCATCCAGGGCCGTCACAACCTCGCCGAGAATCCGTTTCACTTCAGCCTGGCCGTGGGCATCCGACCAGACCGACAGATAGATCAGGCGCTGCTGACGCTTCCTACCGGCGATGGGCGAGATGTTGGTGGATATCTCCCGGTCAAACGAAACGTAAGGCATGGGGGTATCTATTGGCGCGCCGTCGTAGACCGGACACGACACCTCGGCTTCCAGCCTGGCGTACATCGCCTCCTGCAATGCAACCGATGGATCAGCCATTGTTGAGCCCCTTGCTTGCCTTGCTCAGCGTGCGCGCAATGGCGGCCTTGATGTTGGCCACCACGTACTCCCTGTTAACGTCCTTTGCTGGCCGAAGCCAAGGGTGCGCGGGCCGGCGCGGGATGTCCGGGTATTTGCCAAAGAAGTGTGTACCGTCACTCTTGTTGGAGGCACGCCGATTCCGATTGCCTGCGCGCTTTCCACCGTCATAGCCCTTGGTTCCATACTCAACGAAACGGAGATAGTAGAATCTTCGCTTGTTCTTTTTCCCACGAATACCGATTTGCGCATCCAATCCGCTGCTGGATACAAATACCGTCAAGGCAGCGGCAGCTGCCCCGGTATCCTTCGGGATCAACTGACGCATAGAGGAAAGTATGCGTTCAGCAGAATCTTTCATCGCCGGCGCCAGTTCGTTATCCATCTTTTCGTGGATGCTGCGCAACGTCTTACGCAGCTTGAAGTCGCCGGACATACGTGATCGGCGTGCGGCCACGGCCTACTCCTTGGCCTTAGCGACCTTATCAGCGGTAGGAACAATCTCGGGAACTGGTTCTACCAGGCCCCGCGCCACTAGGTCGGCGCCAAGCCTGGCTTCGACCGTAAACGCTTCACCCTTTTCCCGGTCACCGGTGGCGCCGGACAAAATGCCCAGGGCAATAACTTTCATGATTCACCTCTATGGATTGGGTACGTTTGAACACAGCAGCCGAAGCATGGTGTTCTTATTGTCGAGCAGCGCCGCCTCGATTTGGTATGTGGTACTTATGCCCTTCGATGCGTGCACAAGGCGGTTCCCTGCGAGCGCATCAACTCGGGGGCGAATGCGTATCTCGGCAATCACGACTGTGACAATTTTTTCTGCCATGGGAGATGTGCGACCCGAAGGCATTGCAATTTCAGCCCAAAGCTTCCCCACCTCGACCCAGGTAACATCAAAACCGCCCGTTTCGTTTTTGACTCGCTCCGGCTTTTGCAAGATGCAGCGATTCCGCAATCGTCCAGATCTCATCAAACCCCCAACCCAATTCGATAGGGTGTGAGCAAGGATCGCGACCCGAAAGGCAACTCAGATGAGATGGTGCCAACGACCGTGTCCTCGCGGTTTTCAAAGAGATTTCCCAGGATGAGCAGACATGCAGCGCGGATAGAGGGGTTTATCAGCACCGGGCGGTCGCCCGCCACCCCCTCTGCGACAGCCTCATCAAGCGCAGCCTGATCAGCGAAGATCTTTCGATTCAGGAACTGAGCAGCGCTATCTTCCGCGGCGGAAAGGTACAACTCGACATCAGCCACGTCATCGTCTTCAGCACGCAGATGTCGCATAGCCTCATCGGTCGGAATGATGTTCATGTCAGGCCTTTGGGTCGGTTTCAGTCGCCAAGCCCTTCGCGATCAACAAGAGCGCTTCATGCTTCGGAGATCGGTATGCGGCCCCACCAGCCTGTCGGATTTCTTTGCCGTCCAGATAGCTACGAACTGGGTAGATCAAAAGCAGGTTACTTGGATCAGCGTCAGCGTCAGCCTCAGCGTCAGCCTCAGCGTCAGCCTCAGCGTCAGCGTCAGCGTCAGCGTCAGCGTCAGCGTCAGCGTCAGCGTCAGCGTCAGCGTCAGCGTCAGCGTCAAATGCTGGGGCGCCTGTCGTCGTCAATGCAACCGTCGAATCAGAAATAATCACTGACGAATCGCCAGCGTCGGCGATGGCGTCCGAAGCATCTGCCGAGGCTGCAGGCTGGGGTGCTTCAAGCTTTGATTTGCTTCCACGGGACATTTGCGTCTCTCCTATATGGAAATGGCCGTCGGTTGACGGCCACTTACTTGAGGGCTGGACTTACGGAGCAGCGACCAGCGGGCCGGTCACGAACGCTTCAGGGCGGTACACCGCAAATGCAAGTCGCTCCTCCGCGCGAATGGTGACCATGTTGTTCTCAAAGTCCTTGTCGTTCTCAGTCGAGACGAGGACTTCGATACCCATGCGATCAAAGATCTGTGCTGCAAGGCTGAAGGCGCCGGTAAGGAACTGCCCCTGGACGATGGCCTGCGTTTCCACCACCGGCAGGTTCCACAGGCGTGGCGAGGTGCCTTCCTGTGGTTTGCCGATGATGTAACGGTTTTCCCCATCCTTCAGCAGTTCGATGGCGGCCCAATCAATCGGGTTGAGCACAATGCCCGTGGAAGGAAACTCGGCCAGAGTCGCTTGCAGCAACGCCAAGCGAATACGGTCAATGCGTTGCTCGGCTTCAACAATGATGCCCGAAGGCGTCACGTAGGCCTGTGCTTGCGGAATGATGCCGTGCAGGTTGTTACCGGTACCGTTGCCGTAAAGCAGCTGCGCCTCTTCAGCCAGCAGCAAGCCGTAACGAGCGCGCGCATCGATGTAGCTCTGCAGAGCCGCCGCATCATCAAGAATCTGACGGCTGCCTTTGAACAAGTGGGCAATAGTGCGCACGTTCGCGTTTTCGAGACCAAAAGTCAGTTCGCTGTAAGGCTTGGCCAAGCCTTCACCAACGATGGCAGCGTTGTTGGTAAAGCCAGTCTCACGAACGTACTCAACAGCGTTCGCACCAGTCGTACCAGGTGCAACCAGATCGCGGATAGTCAGCCGGCGCTGGGGAGCCAAGATCACGCCGACACGGTCAGGAGCGACCAAAGCGCCGCCGGAAGCTGGGGCCGAAGTGATTGCGGCGCGAGGAACCTCGACACGTCGAGACCCACGGAAAGAACTGCTTACGCCCTCCTCCTGCATTTTGGCTGCAACCATTTGGCCGGCAGACTGCTGAATTTCCGGCTCATGCTGCTTGCCCGCATTAACCAGTTTCTGTTCGGCCTCCCGAACGCGCGCCTGCAAGTCGCCTTGCGCTGTCAGCAACTCGTCGACCTTTGCCCGAGTTTCGGCCTGCATCTCCCCAGAGGCTCTGATTTCCTTCTCGGTGCGCTCTGCATAAGTTTTGATTTGATCGCCGACAGCTTTCAAGTCGGCCTGGGTTTGCTTCTGAGAAGCTTCGATTTGCGAAAGGTCTTGAGGCATGATTTGGTTTCCTTAGAAATGAAAAAACCGCCACTTGGGCGGTTACTAATCGGGCTGCTGATTCAGTCGTCTATCGGGTTGGGATAAGGCTCCGTAGCGCAGACGCCTGGGTTGCGGTCTCTTCAAACGCGGATACATCAAGGGCAGCGCGAGGCATACCCGGCACGACAGCGCGAGGCGTGTCGCCGCCGGCAGCGCTAGGCGTGCCGGTCTTGATTTCAGAAATAAGTTTGCGACGTTCACTACGCGGCATGCCGGATTTCGCCAGTGCCGCATCCAGCCGGCGAGCAGCCTGAGCTTGCGACTGCGTGTCGTCATCAGCCTCCTTGACCTCGGAGGCGGAAAACAATCCGGTGGCAAATCCCTTTTCAACAGCCGTAGTGCCGTTCATGTAGGTTTCGGCATCGAGCATCTTCTCGATATCTTTCTCGTCCTGCCCACTGGTATCGGCGTACACGCCAATCATCGCCTGGTCGAACTCCTCCATGGTGTCGGCGAGCTCGCGGATCGCGTGGCGATTACCGGCGTAGTAGGTCCAGCAGTTATGGATCATCAAGAAAGCGCTCTTGGCGATTTCCCGCTTTGCGCCGGCCATTGCAACCACCGAGGCGGCAGAGGCAGCAAGCCCTAGCACTTTGGTGGTGACCTCCTGAGAATGCTCCATCAGCCGGTTGTAAATCGCGATCCCCTCGAACATATCGCCGCCAGGGGAGTTGATGTATACGGTGACAGGCTGGTCACCGATGGCACGAAGTGCCGCGTCGACACGCTTTACGGTATTGCCCTCGCCCCACCAGTCTTCACCAATGACTCCATAGATGGTGATGGTGTCTGTGTCGGCCTCAAGAGCGGCTTGAATGCCTGGGTTCCACAACTCAAGTGCCCGCGGCGTGATCTCACAGCGCATACTGTTCGCCTTGATGTCTTTCGGCATTTTTACTCCTCGCTCTGGCCGAGCCAGCTTTTTAAGGCGGCCTGCGCGGCCTGGCCATCGGTTGTCTTGCCGAGTTGATCAATCGGCGCCAAGTTGGTTTGCACCGTAAGCACGGCGGCGTTTCCTCCGTGGCGAGGCAGGTTCTCTTTGACCCTGCACTCATCTCGGGTCATTACGCCGTTCTGAGTCATCTTGCTGTACCACTCAGCCCGCCCTGCACTGTCAGCCTTCAGGAAGGCCTCCAGCGCATACTCGGAGTAATAGGTGCGGCGCTCGACCGGTGTCAATAGCCTCTTGTTGATGCATTGCTGAATTTGGTTGGTGATCGAACTGATGCTAAACGTGAGGAATGCAATCATCTGTTGCTCAAGACCGGTCCCCCAGTTGCTGCCCGAATCAGTCTTACCAACCATCCAGGGCGGAACACCAAACCATCGGCAGATTTCCTCAGTGCTGTAGGCCCTCGACTCCAGGAGCTGCGCATCCACAGGATTGATGCCGATCGTTTCTGGCGTGATGCCTTGCTCAAGCACAGGCGATCTGCCGGCGTTTAGGGCGCCAGACACCTGCTTGACGTAATCGCGAAACTCTTCGCGCTGTTCAGGCTTCAATGTCCGATCGATCTTAAACGCGACCGCGGGAAGCAAACCGTTTTTGAAGGTACCGTTGGCAGCGTCATCAGCTGACATTGCTGAACCGAATACATCGGCCCCGTAACGAATTGCCGAAAGCCCCACCCGGCCATCAAGGCTGAATGCTGGAATGTGCAGCATATCGGCGCGTTCAATTTTGCGGCGCGGCCCTTTGCGAGGCGTGTACCAATACTCAATTCTGCCATCGCCATCCAGATCCAAATCGACCCTCGAAGGCAATAGAAAATCCAGAGCAACCACCCGGCCGCCGATTCGCAAAACTTCTGCGTAGGCATTTCCCCGCAGCAGCATTGCAGAAACCATGGCCTGCCAGAACTGAAAGGCCGTCATATCCTCGTTGGGGCTGTTATGAATAACGTCATAAATGGCGAAGTCCCGGGCGTCCTTCCTCCCTCCATCAGCATCCCTCTGATACACCCCTAGAGGCAGACCAGCAACGGAGGTGGAGATGATACGAACGCACGCCCAGACAGCCGACAGATGCATCGCGTTATCGACCGTTACTGTCTTGCCAGAACTGGATTGGCCACCAAGGAACTGCCCCCAGAAGCCGCCATCCGTCAACTTAATCGTCTTGCCGATCCAGTCAGCAACCGAGGCACTTGGCTTGCGCGCTGCACTGCCAATGACTGACGAAAGAGTCTTAGCCATCTGTTAGCCCCTTGCGCACGAAACCAGCGATGAGAAGCAAGGACACCGATCCCGCCAGCAGTGACCAGCCTAAGCCGGCAAGAACGTAGACCCCCGCCACGGCCAGGGCGAACCCGCACAGAGCAGCGGCTACAAATACGTGCAATGGATTCATACAATTATCGGGTTCCGAATGGCAGCCATGAAGTCGTCATTGCCCCGGCCTTCAGGGTTCAGAGATATCAGGGTCACAGCGTTAAATAGAGCCATTAAGGGGTCGATCTTGGCCGACCCGCTGGCTTGTTTGGTGATTAAGATGGAGTTGGCTCTGGGCTCAACCTTTGCGTTACTCACGCACCAGGCCATCATTGCCTGGCCCCCGTGCTTCATGCCGCCCTCGGCAAGCTTGCGCTCAGCGGTCTTGATCGCCCCGCCTAGCTTCCAGCCCTGACTGATCGCAACAATCTTTTCCGGGGGTATCTCTCGCTCAATCATTGCGTCATAAATCGCCCCAATGCCGACCGGGTCGCAGCCAACCTTATCAAGGAGACCAGACGCCTCTACCTGCTCCACCAGGTCAGCCACGTCGGCAACATCGTCGCCAATGCGCTCAGACAACGTCAGATTCCCGTCCTTCTCGAAATCCCTGAAGCGTGGAGCCTCTGCCTTTCGCCGCTCAAGCACTGACGGGTGAGCCCAGGCATGAGTCCAGACCAGCCAATCGCGGGTTCGCTTGTCACGGCCCACGGCAGCAAATCCAAGAAGGTCATCAAGCCCCCCACCATCGATCCCCACCGCAATCACCTCGGACATTTCGATCAGCTTGTCCAAGGTCAAAACTGGGATAGCCGCCGCAGCCCAAAAATCAGCACCAGCCCAGCGGTCAGAGCGCAGCGCAAGACCGATTTCAACGTTCAAATGCTTGGACATAAACCCAAGCACCTCGGCCTCTCCCGCCTCCTCAGCCTTGCCCATCTCACGAATCAGGAATTTTTCACTGACCGAGTAACCCATATTCGGATTGGTGACGTAGAAGTTCTCGGGCGACCGATGGGTTCCGGCATCGAGCATCCGCTTCGGGAACTCATAGATGATCGGAAGAAAGTTCGGGTCAACAATCGTGCCGTCGCGCACGCCACGGGCGTACATCAGCTTTTCACGGAAAACACCCGCCGGCGGTTGGTCCGACTGGGTCGTGAGGTAAATCACGAAACCTTCTGGCCGAGAAGCCAATCCACCAGTCGCTTCTCGAAGCATGTTCGCTGCGTGCGGGTTCTTGCCGAACAGGTGCAACTCGTCGACCAGGACAACAGCCGCCTTCTTACCGCCAACTGTATTCTGGTCAGCAGCAACCACTTTCAAGGTCGCTCCCGACTCGCGGTGTGTGATCGTTCGGACGTGATCCTGAACATGCAAAAGCGCGCTCAGCTCCTCATCATGCTTGACCATGTCCCGGGCTGGGGCATACGCATTATTTGCCACCTCAATGGTGGGTGCCAAAATGATGAACTCTGCGGACTGCCGCCAGTTGCGGATCAATACGGTCAGCATGATTGCAGCGGCAATCGTGCTTTTTGCGTTCTTTTTGCTGATGAGCAGGAAGAACTCCTTGATGAGCCGCTCCCCGGTATCGGCGTTGTATGCACCAAAGATGGCGCTCCCCAGATCATCGATCCAAGGGGCGCATGACTCACTGATCAGCGGACTACCTGGCGCATCCACAATGCGAAGGTCGCCCATGACCTGCATACAAGCCCGCGCTTCTTCAGGAAACAGCGGAGCAAAGGGCACGAGCGACTGGCGATTCACAATCTTCGTTTCCCAATCTGGGCAACTGGTACTCCAGACGGGTTCGCTCATTTATTTCACCGATCTCAGTTGAGGCGGTGCGGCAGCACCGAACTTACCCTTGCTCGCTGATTTGGCGGCCTGGTCCTTTTCTTCCTTCTTCCCGCCCTCGCCTTTGCGCTGGTGTACGAAAGGCATCAAGGCCTTGGCGGCATCAACTCTCAACTTCGGCTCAGTGCTGAAGTCGTTCATGGTGGCCAGAAGAAAGTCTTTCGGGTCGGAGAAAGACAAGACCTTGGCAGCATCGAACGAGAACTCTTCGGCGCCCTCCTCCAGATCAAGAGGAGCCTGCCTGGGCAGCCGAGCAGGCGCGCCGGCTTTAACATTTTTGTTAATGGGTGCGCCGGCCAACGCGGCAATCACCATTGGATGTTTTGCCAGCCTTGAACCTGCGGCCGAAGCGCTGGAGGCTGCGTATCCTGCGGCTATCGCTGCGTCACGATTGGACGCACCCCTCCTAACAGACTCGATAAATGCGCGCTGTTTGGTTGTTAAAGCCATTAACAAAAAACCTGTGAGGGGGGAAAAAATCTCTAAATGAGATCGGGGGCGGTGTCCTACAGAAAAGGCTCCATGGTTTCGAACCGCCCCCGGGGCACTGGCGTGCCGCAGTCGATCAAATGAAAATTCTTCTCATTTACCCGTCCGCCCGACGATCAGACCACGCGACCTGCACCCTGAGCCGACTCGGCGGCCGTCTTCAGCTTGTGGCAAGGGATACAAAGAGCTTGGAGGTTGCAATCATCGTCGGAGCCGCCCAGTGCGCGATTGACGATGTGGTCCACCTCAAGCTTCTGTGTGATGAGGCCGCAGGCCTGACATGTGTAGTTGTCACGCAGGAGGATGGCGGCACGAATACGCCTCCATGGACGACCACCCCGGCCTGATCCCCACCCTTCTGATCCTTCGGTAGCAACAGGCACAGCGAACGGCCTGCCTTCCGCTGCACTCATGCGCGGCTTGATGGTAGATAGCCTGCCCATTAGGTCACGCTACTCCCATCCATGTAAGTCATCGGCATGGCATCAGGGTCTTGGTCCTGCTCCTCTGCCAGCACTTGGATCAGCAGCGCCTGGTGCGCCTCCATCCGCTCCAGCAGCGCGGTTTGCTTCTTCAGTTCGGTCAGCATCTCGACCATTAAACAATTCGCTCGCCCGCTCATATGCCAGCCTCGCCATCTTGATGATCCATTCGCGCCTGTCGGAACATCCACCACAGGCCACAGTTATGGCGTCCTGTTGGGGAGCTTGAAGTCAGTCACCCGGTCCGCTATCGACCGGATCTTCTCCACACCGAGGAAGCCAACCCAGCCGCCGACGAAGGTGGCCATGCTCTGTGGCAGCCCGAAGAACTCAAGACCGCTAATGATGGTCAGGGTCAAGCCGCCACACATCACGCCTTCCACCAGCATCTGTCGGCGCGAGCCACCACCATAGGTGATCCGCAACACAGCCATGGCGAAGGACAGCCCTGCCGGGTAAAGGATCGGCGCATGCTGGCTCAGCCACGCAAGCATCAATGCCCAGGTGTCTGGCTTATCTGGCATGTTCGGCATTCTCGAGTCCTCCCTTTCGGGGAGCGCAAATGAAAAAGCCCCAGCATTTACTGGGGCTTTACGGATAGAAAAACGTATTTTTAGATTGTTGCCGACAGAAGTTAGTGGCGCTCTACCTTGAACCGGTAAGCATCCTCATCGACCGTGACGCTCACACGCATGGGATGGAGATCTTCGCTAAGACCCAGCCTGGCACCTTCACCGACATAACGTGAATGCTCAATCGCCTCGTCGCCACGATCGAAGTCCCTTTCAAACGGCTCATTCATCAAGGGATCACCGAAATGGCGCGCAACTTGATCTGTTATGTAGCTGATCAACTTCTGTATTTCATCACTGTAATTTTGTTTAACCACAACTATTCCCTCAGTTAAAGGTAAAGGGAAATACTCTCACAAATGACAGATAGCAAAAAGCCCAACTCTATGGTCGGGCTTTGCTCGCGGAAAAACCGCAAAGTAACTGAAATCTATATATCATCCCCGGGCCTGTCAAGCGGCCTGACGACGAATATCTAACGCCCCATCAATCCATGCAATACCCGCCTTCCAGAGACCGCGCGTCTTCTCCTCGCCGAACTTCATTTTCTTGCCAACCTCCATCAGCGAGGTGTCCCGACTGGTGTAGTACTTCATGACAACCTGGCCACATTCGGGGTAGCGCTTAAGTAGGCGACCCATCAGCCCATCGATCAGCAGCGCGTCGTCATCCGTGATGATCGGGGAAAGCACTGTGTTCTCGCGGGAGGCGCAGCAGGACACGCCCGAGCCCAGGACAACCCAGCGGCCCCAATGCTCTAGAAGATCCTCGGCGGTGCGTTCTTTAAAGGTCGGTGTGAAGGCCATGGCTCAATCCCCTGTGAAGTTGGTGGCACCAGGGCCACGGCGGTTGTTCTCGTTGTATTGCGCTTCAGCACCGGCAGGCTTGAAGCAGTTGAACTGTGCGATCTGGTTCTCGGCAGCCTGAAGACGAATGCTCAACTGTGTCACCAGCACCTCCAGCGGCAGCGCGTCACCGGTTCCGGCGGTGACCCAGCCCGAGGCGTTGCACTGCACGCAGGCTAGTTCGTGGAAAACGCCCTTGATCACCGCCCGACCACGACAGGCCGGGCACTTGGCCAGGTCCAACTGAGCGGCGCGGAATGCTGGGCCGTGGGACTTCTTCATTTGGCTGCCACCTTGCGCAGATGCACATCACACGCGGCAGGGATGAGTGCACCGCCAACATCATGCATGCCCTTCTCTACACCTACGGTCACGAAAGGCGTGTACACGACTCCGTTCAATTCCTGGTCGTCGAACTTAGCCGGCATCTCGTCGAGAACCTCCGTTTTGACCAGCACACCACCGACCCGATACCGAACTGTTACACGCTGATCCCGGTCGTGGACGAGTGACAAATACGTCAGATTTTCCATTTTTAAACCTCGCCTATGGTTGTTTCTTGAATGGGCTCGCAGCCCTTGTTCTCTGCGGCTTCTGGGGCATTACCGGAATCTCCCAATCTAAAGCCGGTCAAGTCATGAATGCGCCTGAAACCCTTCGCGTCTAGATACGCACACCACCGATCCAAGGCATCACGCTTGCGGGCCATCACGTCCGACTGGATGTACACCTTCACGTTGTGGCCCATGGCGTGGTTGATCAGCAGCTCACCGATTAGGTGGTCGATGCCGATGTCTGCCCAACCGGTCCGGGCCACCTTGCGCAGGTCGTGGCTCGTCCATTCACCCTCGCCCAGGCGCGCGAACACGGCGCTGGCCTGGCCTTCACTGAGCGACTTGCCTTTGCGGGACGGAAACAGGAACTGGCCGTCATAGCCACCGGCCCACTGAATGTCGCGGTAGGTGATCAGCAGCTGACGAACTTGGTCGGTCAGTGGCAGGTGGTTCTCGACGCCGGTCTTGGTGTTCTCGGCCGGGATGAACCACTCGCGCTCAGCCAAGCTGACGTGCGACCACTGCGCCTGACGGGTCTCGCCGATCCGAGTGCCGTGGCACAGCATCATCAGGGCCAGCATGGCGTCAGCCGGGGTGCTGACCATTGAGTCGCGCAGCAGGGTCAGCAGGTCCTGGAGCTGGGTGACACGCAGCCGCGACGGCTTGACCCCGACCTTGGCCTTGGAGAAATCGCTGAATTTCACGTCCTTCATCGGGTTGCTGGTGATCAGGCGCAGCTTGAATGCCTGGCGGAAGGCCAGGGCCAGCAACTGGAACGCCGAGCGCACGTAGTCGATGCCGATGGATTCTTGGGCCGGCCACATGAACCGGTCATCCAGGGTGGACTTATCAACCGAGGCCAGCGGCACAGCGCCGAGCAGTGGCTTCAGGTGGCACTTGATCAATGAGGCACCTGTCTTCTTGCGCTTGCTCGAAAGGCTCCGGTCCCGGGCCATGCGATCGGCGTACCAGTCCAGCAGCTCGTCCACCAGCAGCCACTTGGACAGGTTGGAACCTTCCCCGGCATCCAGGCGCAAGCGGATGCCTGGCAATGCTGCGGCGACCTGCTTGGCACTGAGGTCTGGGTGCCGGCCGATCAGCTTCCACTCTCCCTTTACCACCAGGTACCAGGAGCCCCGGACGCGATCTTTCGCGAAGCGCAGGTAAAGGCCTCGGGCCTCGACGTCCCGAAGATCGCGTGCGGCACCGGCGGCCTGCCGCTTGATTTCAGCGTCGGTGATCTTCACAGCAGCGGTCGTCACGAGATCACCTCCCGCGACTTCTGCTGCTCGGGAGCGAAGTCACCGCGCAGGGGCATCAGCCACTTCTCCCAAACGATGGCTTTGTCCTCGCTCACGACCCATACCGGATCACCACCTTCTTGCTCATACACCCCTGGGTCCATTGGGTCTTTGCGATCCACCGGACTCACCATATGGCGGCTTATCAGCTCGACGCACGTGCCGATCACTGGTGGGAAGGTGTGATTGATAACCAGCGCCAGATCGCCCGGCTTGAAGTTATGGCTCATGCGGCCGCCCTCGTTTGTGGTTGAAGTAGGTAGGCGCGGATCGCCTCAATGGCGTCGACGTGCCCACGGCAGACGATGGCCAAATAACCCTGATCGGTCAGCGCCTGCAGGTATGCGTCCTGGGCCGGGGAGACGGCTGCGTCATACGGCGCCCGGGCCTTAAATTCGATGTACAGCCCGAAATACCCACCGCGGGCCATCGGCAGCACCAGGTCGGGAACGCCGGCCTTCACGCCCTGCTCTTTGAGCTTGATCGCCACCAGTTTGTGGCGGTAGCCGCCGTTCGGGACGTGGTAGATCAGCTTCGCAGCGGCCGGGTAGCGCACGCTGATTTCTCTCATCAGGGCAGCTTGCTCCATACCTTCCCGGTCAACGCCCTTGGCGCGCTTCGGCGCTGGGCTCACTGGCTTTAGGGGGAACAGTCTCAAAGCTTCACCTTCCCTTCACGAATCAGAATGTCTTGAGTGCGCATGACACCCTCTGCGAGGTACAGCCGGACCTCTTCGCGGGTCAACTGCACCGGCGCGCGGAGCCGGCCATCTGCGATGTCATGGCAGTAACCGCAGGCCCAGGCGCCCTGAAAATCGTTGGGTTTCATGCCGACGCCGCAAGTGCCGGAAAGCCGGTAGTGAGCCAGGACCGTTGTGGATGATTCGCAGCCACACCCCGGGAACCGAACCTGGCAGTCGCGATCACGTGCTGCATTGGTGAGCTTGCTCATCGAGACCCACCTGCCAGGCGAGCGCGCAACTCCGCGATGGCGCCCTTTCCGACTTCCGGGGTAATCCGACCATCGACCTTCGATGGCAATGCTTTGGGCATTGTCTGAAGCGGCAATCCAGCCATCAGCCGGCGGATGGTGATCGCGTAGTTCCGGTCAAACAGCTTCAGGCTGAGCGCGGAATCAAGCTTGTTCAGACTCTCGAACCCGCATTCCTTGGCCGTGTGCCAAACCGCATCGTGCGACCACTTTCCCTGTCCCGCCATGCCTGGATGAGCGTTGCGCACTGCTTCGCGGTGAGCTGCGGGCAAAGATGGCAAGCCGAGCATTTCAGGGGTCGGTTTGCACCACTCAATGAACTGGCCCGGGCTCGGAATGAAATCGGAAACCTGCTTGCGCGCCTTGATCATGCCGAACTCGATCTGGCCCTGCGTGCGGATACCCTCGTCGAGGAAAGCTTGCATCCACTGGACCTTGGCGGCGCGATAGGTCTCCTTGTCCGGCCATGCCTGGCGCCATGCTGATCGAATCAGTCGGAGCTCGATGAACAGATCGTTGATTGCCACGGCCATCTGGCGGCGGCCTTCGTCCTGTGGAGCCTGCGCCTCATCTGCCGAAATGAACTCGCCAGCCTTGGCATTGGCCCATAGGCCCTGGGTTACTGCGGCTACCTGCTTCATCACGACTGCACTCCGTTCTGCCAGTCGGTGCTGTCGTCATCAAACTCAGACGCGGCCGGCGGTTTTTGGCGGATAGGCGTGACGTTGTTGGCTGCGGCGCGAACCTTGTCGCTGTTCACCCACTTGACCAACATGCTCACCCATTCGGCCTCGGTGTTTACCTGGTGCTGTGGCTCGTAATACGCAGTGAAGGCAACCCGGACTTCCTCGGTAAACAATTCCAGATCCAGGCCCCGGTGAAACGCATAGGTGGTCAGCAGCTTTTGATCTGGCACCCAGTCGAGGGTCATTTCGCTGGGCATGCGAGGATCGACTGGCTCGTGCGCAGAGATAGGGTTTTTATTCTTCTCTACATCTTCTTTAGGTAACGCGCCGCTAACGCTCGGAGCGTTACTTTTACCGTTACTAGCCTTGTGGTTTGCTACGCGCTTTGCAGTGAGAAGCCTATTCTTGGCGGTCTTCCCATTGTGCCGATCGAAATGCGGGAGACTGATCACACCGTCGACCTCAATCATCCATGCGACCGATTTCATGTGCTCGCAGAAACCGATAACGCCGACGATACGATCAAGTAACTTTTTGCTAACGCTCGGAGCGTTACCATTTTCGGTTTGTTGGTCGAACCAACCCCACACACGCATCAGCTTGCCGACGACAGCGTCAGGGTCGATATCGGCCAGGTCGGCGATCTGGCAAACCTCAGGTTTGTCCAGGGTCGTGAGTTCAAATTTGATCCAGTCGCCGGCCATTACAAAGCCTCCTGAAGGACTGTTGCGAGATGAGTGATGCCTTTGCGGGTGACCATGACCTGCTCAACAACCTTGAGCTCTTCATCAGCACCCTTCCCTACCCGGACCAGCTTGTGTTCCAGAAGGCCGGATGTAAGGCGCGGCTGATATGCAGACCAGGCAGCGAAGGATGTGCGGCGGTATATCCAGCGGTTGTCGCTGAGCCACTTGAAGAGCTTCAGCGGGCCAACACCAAGCTGCTTGGCAGCCGAGGTGATGCAGATCGATCCGTGGGTGCGGGCCAGGCGCTCAAGTGCTTGAACCTTTGGCTCCTGCTGCTGAATGACCTGCTGCAGTGACGCGTTCTGCTTGGCTTGATCCGCAGCAAGTTGGAGTGCTTCGGCGAAGTTCGAAGGCATCGACACGGTGTGTCGCGACACCTTTTCAAGCTCCATTAAACGTGTCACGACCCGATGGCGAAGCGGTACGCTGTAGCCGGCGAGAACGGTCAGGACCAGATCAGGCGCGAGCATGTACTCGGTCTGCTTACGGCCTGCACCGTCCAAATAGATGCATCCAAATCTGGATACATCGACATTCATTAAGCCAAGGTCGCGTTTGATGTCGCGCACGACATGGTGATGATGTTTGCCAGTGAGATCGGCGATCTCCCGGCTCGACATACTGACCGTATTGCTTGGAGCAATAAGTGTGTTCATAATGGCCCCACAGTGTTTTACGATTTGTTGAAAGGACCGCCCTGCCAGGCGGTTTTTTTATGCCCACGAATCAGGCGTTATGGGTGCCCGGCGCATCCGTGGTAGCTTTTTGCTTCCACACGAAAAGGCCATCGGAGGCCGGACATATGAAACTCAGTCAGATGAACTACAAGGCGCATTGGCATGACTTGGTGGGCACGTTTGAAACCGCGCTGCGCAATGACACGAACTTGCGCTGGCCGGGTAGCAGTAGAGACCAGGCCGAAATGCAAGCTCTCGGCACATACAAGCTCCATTGCTTCGCCGAAAGGATCGGCAAGAATCCTCTCGCTGCCTGGACACACCTCGAATGGATCGATGCGTTGCGGCTTTATCTGATCAACAAGCATCACTGGAACCTGGCGTCCGTTCATGGGCTTGAGGAGAGCGACTATCTGTACCTGCTTCGAGAGGAACTGGCGCAGATGAAGCTAACGCAGGAAGAATCGGAGCCAATTCGCCAGACATTTGAATCAAGCCCGTCTGCGCTTGAGGTTTTTTCTCGACACTGGGAGTAGAAGCCTTCATGCGCTCTTGAAACCGGAGGACGCGCTCTTTGAGGTCGCTCGCCTCTCGCTCATGCCAGGCGGCCTTCTCTTCGAGGCTCATATCTGTTGGCCAGATCAGGACAGGCCTGTGAGCGCCATCGAGAACAGCAATACCTGCAAGAAGATCCGCCGCGGCAGCTGGCGCACCACTGCCGGATAACTTGCGCCCTAAAGCCTCGATCGCGATTTCTCGCTCTTGGGGCGTAAGAATCGGCCGCGAGCCAAGAAACATTTCAGCCCCCGGGAATGTGCGCTGATCGAAGCGTTCGGCATCACTTGCTGGAATGCTGATTTCTTCTTTCTTGTATTCCATCTATATCTCCTTACTGCGCACTGTATGAATTAACAGCCAATTCATATCTCTATCCGGATGCCCGCACGCCGCCGATACTGGCTACATGGATTGGCGGGCATGGATGTCAGGCGGCGCCACGCAGAACCTTGTGCGCCAAATCGAGAAGATCTGGGCGAAGACCGGCAATCGTGATCTCATCGTCAGAAGCGTCTTGCAGTCGGGTGGCGAGTTCGGCGGACGCCTTTCGATGACCACCTGCCAACTGCCATAGATGTCCCACAGTGGTTTTAGCGGCAGCCGCTACAGCCTGGCGCCTGTCATTTGGAGTACTGGCTAGCCAGTCGCGCAGATGGTCATTCATGGGAGTTCTCCTTACACATAGATAAAATTTAGCTTAGGGCTAATTTAATGGCAAGGAATATTTAGCTTTGAGCACATTTAGCATTGAGCTAAACGCTGGCATTCTTGCGCGCATGGATATCTATGCAATTCGCAAACACCAGTTGGTCAAGCTGATCGGCAGCCAAAAGAAAGGCTCCTGCGCCGAGCGCTGGAATATGGCGCCAGCACACTTAAGCCAAATCCTTTCGGACAAGACTGCGAAGAATCTGGGCGATGATGTAGCCCGGCGAATTGAGGCCATCGAAGGACTGCCAAGAGGTTGGTTCGATTCGATTCCGACTGGAGAAGAAGCCAGCCCGAAGCATCCAGCAAGTGATGCTTTGGTTGGCTCTGCCGCTGACCAGGTGAAACAAATGCTTGCCAGGGTCAAAGGGCTTTCAAGCGAAGTTCGAGACCGAATCGTTGCCGCGGCCGATGCAGCGAGCAACGTAGTCACCGTCGACTTCTCTCGCCCTGGCCAGGTCGGTGACGAGGTGTGGATCGCGCATTACGACGTGCGCGCAGCAATGGGTGGCGGGCAGATCCCGCATGAATACCCAGAAATGCTTCAGGACATAAGGGTCAGCCCCAAGCATCTGCGCGACCTGGGCGTCACCTTCAAAGAGCACTTCCACCTCAAGATGATCACTGGTTGGGGACAGTCGATGGCGCCGACGATCAAGGATCGCGACCCATTGCTCGTGGACATCACGATCCGGGAGTTCACAGGCGACGGTATCTACCTCTTCTCCCACGACGAGATGCTGTACGTGAAGCGCCTGCAGAAGAAAGGCAAGGATCGCTTCAAAATGATTTCGGACAACAAGCACCACGACCCCGAGGAAATCCGAGTGGATGACACCCATCTCCTGGCTCGGGTGCTTTACGTATGGAACGGACAGCCGGTATGACGCCATACCCCACGATAGTCCCAGCCAACAGTCACGATCCTAAAGACTCTGCAGCCCGGCTCAAGTCGTCTTTTGGCTCCAAAAAAAGCGCTATCTGGATGCGGAGCACCAGCCCAGAAGAGTTATGCCCCCTATCGGTCAAAAAAAAATAATTTCGCCAGGGTTGCCGTCGCACGTAGTTCTATTAATCCGTAATGAGCGAAGAGTTTAGCCGATTGTAATTCATGGAGATTTAGAGCATGGAGGGTCACAGTGGCAGATCAAAAAAAATCACATTCCGATAGCATCTCGCTCGCAGGGTTTTACTACGGCGTATCTGGTACTTTTTTGGGCGCCGCAGGTATCGCTTTGTCTGTCTACTACTCAAATTCCGGGGAGAAAAATTTATGGCTAAGTCTTTCTGGGTGGATATCGGCAATTCTCATAGGCACATTTCTGACCCGTCTCTGTTTCAAGTTAATTGAGATAAATGGAGTATTAAGCCACACCGCTGCTGAGCAAGCGCAAAATTCAATAGAACTAGCGGCGAGAGTTGGCGAACTGGAATATGCAAACGACAGACTTACTGAAATTGGATCATATGTGATAGCTACAGCTTCGAAGAGTGCCGTCAAACCTCGACAACGCGTAACCCCAGGCTCTAAAAAAGCTTCAGGGCACTCTCCCAAAGAGCAAAGGATTGAATCTGAGGATATGATTGATGAAAATTGACTTTAACGATTACACCTATTATCCAAACCTGCGAAGCCGGCCAGCTGAAGTAAAAGGTTTCGGGGAACTTTCTGACTCATGTAAAGATGCCGTAATCCCTCTGTTCACTCTTGGTGTGTGGCCACGACAAACTGATACTGTCACATCCCTAAGAGAAGTCATTTCAGCTTGTAACGGTAGGCCTTTTGCTTTGGATCTGACCACAGACCCGAGCTACCTAACCAAGGATATCTTTGAGCTTAGAAACCCAGATTCAGATTTTAAAAACTGGAGGAATTTCGTTAGCAAAATTGATTACCCGATAATTCCAGTAATTCAAATAACTGATGACTCAAAAATATCTCAAGTGATCCGACAGGCTCGCGCCTTTGAAAATGCTGGGTTAGGAAAAATTGTTTTTAAGATTAGTAGTTTTAGCAACCAGACAAATAACGTAATTGCGGCACTGTCAGCGCTTGACTCTTCGGACAATGCACTTGTAATAATTGATGCAGGTTATATTAGAGATACCCTTCACGCTTCGCTTGCCGGAACTGTGACCTTGATAAACTCCATCAGGGACGAAGTAGATAGCGCAATTATAAGCGTCGCATCAACTAGCTTTCCATCCTCCGTCATGCCATTTATAGATGTCAATAGCAAGGGAAAAACCGGAGTAATTGACATCATGGAGACGAAACTCCATGCCGCGATAGGCAGAGAGGCTGTAATTTATGGCGACCATGGATCTATCCACTCAAGAGTATATACAACTTCCGGCGGGAGATTTATCGCTCGAATTGATTACCCTCTAAACGATGCTTGGGTGTTTGAGCGGCGCTCAGACACCAATTCACAAGGGTACATTTCAGCGGCCGAGGATATTATCGATGCATTTCCTGAAATAGCAGATGATGAAACATGGGGAGCGAAGAAAATTATGAAAGCAGCACAAGGTGAGATCGACAACATGAAAACTCCCGCGTCATGGATCGCCGCCCGAGTTAACATGCATATTAGTCGACAGATAGACTTGAACAGCAAAAGTCAGTCTGACGAAGAAGACTTCGACGACTTTGATTTCTGAGTCCTTCGACGTATCAACACTGATTGAGGCATCTCAAGTTCGAGAGCCTCAATCCCTTCACCCAACATGCTGAAGTCTATCTTCTTTTCAGCGCGCTGAGCGGGACGGTACCCTTCGCTATACATAGCGACCTGACGCTCGAGATTAACCCGAATTGTTGCGCTTTTGCTGAGCAGATCAAGACACGCCTCAGTCGTACAGACCTGTCGTTCATTTAAGAAATTCTTGAATGAACCACTATACCGTTGCTTGATGCAGTCTAAAACATATGATCGTAGCTGTTTGGAAGCTCTGAAGCCGCAGGCGCTGACTAGATCGGACCTAAGCATTCCTGCCTGAAATGGTACGCCACTCTGCCTTAAAAACCTTTCCAGCTCTGACTTGGTTATTAGGCTTGTGAGCTTTGAGATATCCTTAACTTCGCATATACGGCCAGGTCGAACTTGACGAATTTTTGCACGACCCGATGCGTCGTAAACCTCGAGTATTCCAATTTCTGAAGGATAGTCCCGTTGTATCGAGCCAATAAATTTGGTCGCGGCAACGATAACGACTTTATCAAAATGCGCCTGAAAAGACTCTACTTGACCTGGTAACCTCTTCAAAGTATCAAAATGACTTTTTATCTCAAAGCCATACAGGCGACCATTAGCAACGGCGATGTCCGCTCGTCGAGACCAGTTGGCTACAACCATCTCGTTAACAATAACCGCGTCATTAACCATGCCCTTGTCAAAAAGCCAGTCAATAAGAACCGCTTTTATCTCTTTCTCGGAAAACACTGAGCAGAGACTCCTAAAATTAGAAACATCTGAAACTCAACTCGATGATGGCTTGGCGCCATCAACCTTGCTCGCTATTATCACATTTATAGTTACCTAAGAGTAGCCGTTCTCGGCAACTCCGCTAGAAGGGCGCCGTTTCCTCCTCGAACTCAAGCTCAGCCTCTACCCTCCCCGCCACCTCGATTTCCTGCTGCTCCCACCTCACCGTCACGCTGCCGTCGTCATTGAGTGTCAGCTCAAGCTCGTCGGTATCAGCGATCACGCTCAGCACCTCCTCCCACTCTCGATCCCCGTCCGTATCCAGGCGATGAATCGTTACCCTGCGCTGCGCCTGCGCTACGGGGTGATTGATCATCTCTGACACCCTTAAACCAAGCCGCTCAAGACCTGACGGGGCCGCATTCTTCTTTTGTGTTTGTGCTTTCGACGTAGACACTACCCGCTCCTTTAATACTGTATGTACGTACAGCTTATGGTCGAGCATAGCGTAGTGCTAAACGAGAGGTAAAGGCTTTAGGCGCGGAAATTCTCACACCCAAATCCGAATCGCACTACGCACCTAGTCAACCAGGCCCGTTCTGGTTTTTTTTCGTGCGGCTAAATTTATTTAGCTTTGAGCTATTGACGAATATTTAGCTTGTGGCTAAATTTACACCCATCGCAGCGATACACCCATGCGAACCGCTCTTTAAAAGTCTGACGTGACCACCGCGACGTACCCAGGCCACTACCTGGGTCGGAAGAAGCTAAATCGCCGCCCAAGCAGCCTCTGGATAGCTGCCGTACTGCCACATGTGAGTACGCGAAACCACGCAAGCCAGCCAGGAAGAACACCGTCCACGAAATGTGTGACCTGGCCAGAGATATGAATCGGGCGATGCGCGTGGTGGAGAAACGGACATTTTCACTTCTGCACCTGGTGACGGGTGCAGCGGGAAAACAACCGGGAGTCACAGCGATGGAAGCAACAATCATCAGCGGCGCATGGAAGGGTCACCTCGGTCGAGGCCTTGCGCCCAAAGAACTTCAGTACCTACTGGCCACCGCCCAGGGCATGACGGCCAAAGAGATTGCCCGTCAGTTCGATGTGGCGGCATGCACGGTGGCCAAGCGCCTTTCCTGCGCCATGTTCAAGCTCGGCGTCACCCGCCAGACCGCGATGATCGCCGAGGCCATGCGCCGCCAGATCATTTCGCCGATGTGCTTCGTCCTGGCGGCGCTGATCGCCATGCACGCAATGATCGGTGATGACTCGATGCGACGTGATCGCCGGGTGCCGGAACGCCGTACAGCTCAAGTAAGGATGATGCGCCGCGCGGAACCACCGCCGCTGCTCGCTTAACTCACCAACTGCCCGTGGACTTTCCCGCAGTTGAAACCCCGCACGGAAGATTGGCAGCCATGTAAACGCACAGATACCAGCGCAGCCCAGATGGCCCCGCTGGCTTGTTACGTAAAGAGGAAAAAGCCCGGTTTCGACTGGGCTTTTTTACGGCTCGCCTTTATCCGTCAGCACCCTCCCCTGCGCCCAACGGCACACAGCAGGTGGTCAGGCTGCTGACGAATAGACGCAATCCACCATAAGGAATCGTGATGAACCAAACAATTCGCCAAAAACAAGCGGTCCTGCAGGCGTTGCGGGATCGGTTTGCACTGTCCACCTCGGAGATGTACGTGATGATCGGTCGCGAAGAGCCAGTGAAAGTGCCGCGTTTCAACGTGGTGCCGCTCGGCAAGAACCTGTTTGACGTAATCGAACGCTCCACCGGGGTTTCTCGCGGTGCCCGCACCGGCCACGACGGCGCCTGCCAGTACGCTGACCAGCTCGAGCGCAACGCTGACTTCTTGGGCGCGGCCAAAGCAACGTCGTGCCGCTTCGGTGCTCGCCTTCTTCGCTGGACGATCGGCTTCACTGCGCTGCTGGTGGTGTTCGCCTACTACGGTGCGCAGCAATGATCGGCGTGCCGATGGCCAACCCTCGGGACACGATCAGCGAGGAACTGAACCGACAGCTGGATGCTTTCTTCGGCGCCGGCAACAAGGCTAAGCAGATCGAAAGCGGCGTCACCGGTGACGTCGGCGGCCCGATCAAGAGCACCCGCAGCATCAAGCTGAAGGCTGCCCGCGACAAGGATTCGCCCAGGTTGAAGGAACTGGCTGAAGCAGGCCTGACTGCTATCGAGGCCGCCAAAGAGTTCGGCACCGACAGCAAGCGGGCCAGGCTTATCGCTCAGGAAAACGGCTTCAAGTTCGCCGACAGCCTGTGAAGCGCATCAACAACCAGGTGCGACAACGCCGGCGGCAGGCATGGTTTGATTTGCCAGCACATGAAATCGAAGAGGTAGGCCATGGCCGAGGAAGAGCAACAGCCGACGGCGGAAGCCTTGAAGCAGCGCCGCAAGCGCGAGAAGGCATCAGTGAAGGACGCTGCATTGGGCGTCGAGAAATTTACGGTTGAGGTTGCCGGCGTGTTCAAGGCTGACCTCAAGCGACTGATGAAGAAGCACGGCTTCAACAATCAGCAGGAAGTGTTCCAAAACCTGCTGCGCAACGTAATCGTCGCCGACTTCGAAACGGCGGCGCAGATGCTCCAGTGTGTCACGACACCTTTTGCTGTTAGCGAAAAGGTGTCGCGAGCATTCGATGAGGCATGCCATCGGCAGCTTGCCGATGGCCCCGGCGAACCAGAAGACGAAATCGTTCGACTCAATCATCCCATCGAATGATGCTACTAGGACTTATTTCTTGCGTTCGTGACCTCATCGATCACTGCGCGGGCTTTGGCTACCAAGTCGTCTACAGTAGATTTATGTCCGCATGCCGGACACTCAAACACTGCTAATTCCGCGAATCCCTTCGGCTTCGCAGGTGAGTGCTCCATCTCTGTCCCACACCTGGGGCACGCCATAACGCTAGGTGAATTCGGCATATCCACTCCTCTTTCTGGCCCAACGCCAGATCATCAATCAATAGTCCACAAACTCAAATCTCGCCACCACCGATCACGGAGGGCGGCGCCTACCCGAGGTAAACGCAATGCCCATTCGCCACAGTGTCATCCACAAGATCGACAAGAAGCCCGACGGAACACCAGCAGCTCTTCACCTCGCCGGCGCCGAGCAGGACGAAAGCGGTGCCCGTGACGACCTGATGAGCCAACTCAACGAAAGCTACAACGCCACGACCGGAAAGGCCTGGGGCTTCTTCCATGCTGAATCGGGCGCTCACCCATTCAGCGGATGGCTCGGCAAGTACCTGGCCGGCGCAACCGACTTCCTGGCCTTCAGCACCACCGCCGTCGAACACCTGACCAAGCTGATGGAAGAGTCGAACCTCACCACCGGCGGGCACGCCCTCTTCTGTCACTACCAGCAAGGCCTAACCGATTACCTGGTCATTGCCCTGATGCAGGAAACCGAAGCGGTGACCATGACCGAAGAGTTGCACCTGATGACGGTGAAGCGCCTGGATCTGGACCACATCCGCCTGGCTGCGCGCATCAACATTACCGAGTGGAAGAGCAACCCTCAGTCGAAGCAGTACATCTCGTACCTCAAGGGCAAGCAGGGTCGCCGGATCAACGAGTACTTCCGCGACTTCATTGGCTGCCAGGAAGGTATCGACGCACCGAGCGAAACGCGCACGCTGCTGAAGGCGTTCAGTGACTTCGTTGAAAGCGAGGACATGGTCGAAGATGCGGCACGCGAGAAGTCGCACACCCTGGTCAGTTACTCGATGGCCCAGGCAAAGCTGGGTGAGCCGATCACGCTCGATGAGCTGTCGAGCCTGATCGACGAAGACCGGCCAAAGAACTTCTACGACTTCATAAAGACGAAGCACTACGGGATTTCCGAAACCCTGCCGCCGGACAAGAAGACCATTAACAAATTCCGGCGATTCACCGGCCGGGCCGAGGGTATGTCGATCAGCTTCGAGGCGCACCTGCTGGGCGACAAAATCGAGTTCAACGAAGCAGGCGGCACGCTGACGCTCCGAAACCTGCCAACTCATCTCACGGAACAGCTAAAGCGCGCCGCTGTTTGAGGGTGGCGGGGACAAGGTATCGCTCCCCCTTAGCTAGGGGCTAACGACATGCCTAAGTTATATTTCCCCGCAATTTCTCAACGGGGCTTGTGCTCAGTTCTCGGTGTTATTTTAGGGACCGTCTCAGAAGGGCTGACAATAGTTTCTATGTAAACGTCATCCCCTTCGAATTTCTCCCTAAATATCGAGGCCATAGTTCGACCTGTGCGCTTACTCTCTTCAAAGGCTGCATAAATATCTTCCCCCTTCATTGGCTTATTGGGGGAAGCGATCATAGTTTGAATATTGAAAACTGCCTCTCCTTCACTGTCTGTCGGCGAAGTATGATCAACTATTTCATTAAGATCTATACTCATCGCGTCCTGCATGCCCAGACCGCGAACGCCATAACCATAGTTTATTCCTGGCTTTTCAGAGAGTTTCATCGTAAAGAGATCAATATCACTGAATGGCAAGTGGTAATCATTGAAATTGATAAACTGCCTGCCATCTATTCGCATTTGAAAGTGGTAGTGTGGAAAATTTGAATGGGAGCCGCCATGCCCTGCCAAATCATTGGGAGAGCAGTCGAAAGACCACTCGATATTTTTCCATTTGATGGTCGAGCTTAAAACCTTTCCGTCAGGTGCTTCATCTTTTAGATCATTAATATTTGCAGCCATACGCTCGGCGTTAGCACACCATCGAAGATAAGAACAAATATTGTGATACCCAAATTTTTTAGCAATTAAAACAATGTCTTTATTTTTAAATTTGCCGCGCCTCAGCAGCCAATGAACGCACGGTTCTTCTTTGCTTATAGTTTTGAAGTCCTTGCTGCAAAGATAACAGTGCTCTACTTGATAGCCCTCAATGAATTTTTCGTGCTGCGCTAAGTGCTCTGCATCATTCATGTCATTCCATGAATCGATTTCTTGATCGCTCATTTTTGCAAAGCTTGCTGCTGCTCTATCCGCAGCACTATTGAAATCCACGGCCATTTTTTTCCCCTATCCGGCTCCATGCCGGTCACCCGTAATACCCCAACCCAAACCAAATTGCCACCATGCCGACACAAGCACGGAGGGCGTCGCATGCATGGAGACAGCCATGGCGAAGTTCTACTACCAGATCAAGGGTCGGCAGCCGGCCGGGCCTAACCGAGACGCAGAATGGGCTTGGCCTCCTGTATTCAGCGGTATGGTCGAGGCGGAAACCCGGAAGCTAGCAAAAGCCCAGATCGATGATCTGTACGAGCGACAATTTCCGCTTCGGGTTCTGCGCTCAGACATGACCGATCACGCCTACCTCCTGCATATCCAGGAGTTGGGCCAGCACGATACATACCTGCTGCGCCGATTCGAGGACACCGCCTGCAAAGAGTGCGGTTCCGTGTTCAAGCTGATCGACAAGTACAACGATCCGAACACCGAAACGACCAGCCATGACTACTGCACGGAGGCTTGCAAGCAGGCCGCCAAGTTCCGCGACGTGCAGGAATTCCGCCTAGTAAATGAAGGCAGGCCACCGGCCGTGATCTATCAAGTTAGACAGAGTTCCACCGGGCGGGTCTACGTAGGACAGACCACCCAGCCATTCACGCTGCGGTGGTGGCAGCACCTGAGCAACCCCACAAGTTGCAAATTCCACTCGGCACTGGGCAGCTCAGACATCACCGACTGGGAATTCTCTGTGATCGAGGTGATCGCCTATCCCGAGGGTTGCACCAATCGAGCGGCCTACATCACTCAGCGGGAAAGCCATTGGATTGCGACTCTGGCAGCGGTAGAAACAGGGTTCAACACGGTTCGCCCTGCCGGTGCCGATCTCGCCCAGGTGCCGCTACCTCTTATAGAGATGGCCTGACCCTCCGGCGCCGTCCGTCAGCGCCTTCCCATATCAAAAAATCACGCCGGCCGGCGAGTATGAATCATGACCACAGCAATCGACCTGTTCGCCGAGCACGACAAGGCCATTGCCTGCTTCTGCGGCGACTAAAGTTTCAAAACTTAATGACTCGTTAAATCCGAGTCTAATTTGAAATCATACCAGTGCCCCTCAATCATCACCGCTTGTACCTTAATAGCCGTGTAAATTTCAGAAGCTTTTGAATCCAGATCACCCTCAGCCTCAACAAATCTCGTTGCGGCCGAACGGATCGTTGAAATCGCACCGAGAATTTCATTGTAGAGAAGAACCTGTTTATAGGAGCTCAACTCAAGCAATGGCAACGCCCTCAACGAGTCGAAAGCGTGGGCAACTGACACACTCATTGCGCCATTCCACATTTCTATAAACTCGCTTGGGCTAGGATCTTTGTCTACGTATTGGCCAAGTGCTTGAGCATAAGCCGCGGCGTTCCTCACGACCGAAAGTCTCGAGTTCGAGCTTTTGCGCTCCAATAATTTTCTCTCTTCATCCTGTTTGTTGACCTGCTTATTACTAATGCGAAAAGCGCCCCAGATTGCAGTGATAGAGCCAATTGCCTGCACCCAACTGGCCCACTCACTACTGTTCAGGTCGACTTGAGCAATCACTAAAACTGCGACAAAAAGTACCGACAAACCAAGAACTATGTTCGGAACCGATAGCAGCGGTTCAAACAGGCTCTTTCCGTAATCGTTAAGCATCCCTAACTCCCACCTTGACGTTTATCCGGTAAATATACCCGGCGAGGATCCCCTATGTCCGCACAACAGAAGAAACACCCCTTCGATTTTAAAACCCAATATGGACTCGGCTTCAACCCTCAGGACGATGAGATCGTTGTCGACTTCTTCTGCGGTGGTGGTGGTGCCGGTACCGGCCTGGAGATTGGCCTGGGCCGCGCGGTTAACGTCGCGAAGAACCATAGCCCCCAAGCGATCAGCATGCACACCATGAACCACCCCGGCGCGCAGCACTTCACCACCGACGTGTTCGAGGGTGACCCGGACACCGAATGCGGCGGCAAGGCCGTGGGTTGGTTTCACATGTCGCCAGACTGTACCCACCACAGCCAGGCCGCCGGCGGCCAGCCGCGCAAGCGCGAGATCTGCAACCTTTCGTGGATCGGTCTCAAGTGGGCAGGCATGAAACGGCCCCGGGTGATCAGCTTGGAGAACGTAAAGCAGATCCTGCAGTGGGGCCGACTGATCGCCAAGCGAGATAAGGCCACCGGTCGCGTGGTAAAACTCTCCGGTGAAGTTGCTGCACCTGGTGAGGTTGTGCCGGTGGGCGAGCAGTTCCTGATTCCCGACCCCAAGCAGCGCGGCCGGACCTGGCGTCGCTTCGTGGCCCTTCTGGAAGGCATGGGCTATGTCGTTGAATGGAAGGTGATCAAGGCCTGCGACTTCGGCGCGCCGACCAGCCGGGAACGCCTGTTCATGATTGCGCGGTGCGACGGCCAGCCAATCGTGTGGCCGGAGCCAACCCATGCCAAGAACCCCGTCAAAGGCCAGCAGAAGTGGAAAACAGCCGCTGACTGCATCGACTTCACCGACTTGGGCAAAAGCATCTTCGGCCGCAAGAAAGACTTGGCCCCGGCCACCCTGCGGCGCGTTGCCAAGGGCATGAAGAAGTTCGTCATCGACAGCGCGGCGCCCTTCATTGTGCCGATTGCCAATTGGTCCGGCGAGGCAGTCCAGTCCGCAGATGAACCGCTGCGCACAATCACCTCCTACCCAAAGGGCGGCGCCTTCTCGGTGGTCAGCCCGATCATTGCCCCAGCTACCCACCAGGGCAGCGACCGAATCAATGACCCACTCGAACCGCCGCCGACAGTGACCTGCGCAAACCGAGGCGAGTTGACGCTGATCAGTCCGCTGATGGTGGGGGCCGGTGGTCCTGAGTATTCCGGCAAGCCGGTGAGCGTGGACCAGCCTACCGGCACCTTGATGACCCAGAATCACCGCGCTATCGCCGCTGCGGCGCTTGTCCAGCTCGGGAACGGTGACAAGCCTCGGTCGGCACCGCGCAGCGCCGACCTTGGCCAGCCGCTGGGAACAATCATGGCCTCTGGCGGAAAGTACGGCATTGCGATGGCATTCATGGCCCAAATGAATGGCGGCTTCAACGCCACGGACGCCAAGAGCATCGAAGACCCGATGACGACGGTGACCAACACCGGCAGCCAGCAGCAGCTGGTAGCGGCGAACCTGGTGCACTTGCGGGGCAACTGCGATGCACGGGACGTCAACGACCCGCTGCACACCATCAGCGCCGGCGGCCAGCACCACGGACTGGCCAGCGCATTCATGGAGCGGGCATTCGGCGGCAGCGTCGGCCAGGGCCTTGAAGAACCGGCGCCGACCATCACAGCCGGCGGCGGTGGCAAGAGCTCGCTTGTTTCGCTCACCCTGTCGCCTGAACACGAAGCCGGTGCCCTGCGCGTCGCCGCCTTCCTGATCAGCTACTACGGCACCGAGAACATCAGCGCTTGCGACTCCCCGGCGCCGACCATTACCACCAAAGACCGCTTGGCCATGGTCACCGTTATGGTCAAGGGCACGCCCTACGTGATCGTCGACATCTGCCTGCGGATGCTGAAACCCGCCGAGCTGTACAAGGCCCAGGGCTTCCCGGCCGACTACATCATCAGCCATGGTGCCGACGGCAAGCCTTTCACCAAGACTCAGCAGGTCCACATGTGCGGCAACAGCGTCAGCCCGCCGCCGATGGCTGCGCTGGCCAGGGCTAACGATCCCTGGAAATTAGTAGAGTTTCATTCAGCAGCAGCCGCATAACTTCAATAGTTCGATTAAGAACGAAAGCAGCTGAACAAGCAGATTAAGTAACTCAACAACTTTATCTAATTTAGCCATCTGGAAAACCCTCTATTAGGAGATTCCAGATTCCATGAGAACCGCTCCTGATTTGTAGGCGGGAAAGTTGTGAAAAGCCTTAGTACAAGTCGAAACTTTCTCTCACGCCTACCCCCCCTTGACATCACATCCGGTCGTGACGGCCGGCAAGGACTCCCCATGCCTACAGAAAACAAAGTCGACGCGCCGCTGCAGGTGGAGCGCTCGACAGTAACGAAGCTGGTGATCACCGGCGCGGTGCGGCTCGATGCGATAACCGTGTTCCTCGAGGACTTCGGCCGGCGCGACTGCCCGATTGAATCCGACCAGAACTACCAGACTGCCCAGGGCAAGATCACGATCAACTGCTGGGACAAGAGCTGGAACGCCTACTGGGGTGGAATGGGACCTCGCACGGTTGCCGAGTTCGTGGCCAAGTGCGATTGGCCCTATGTTCTGAACTGCCTGGATCGCGGGATCAGTAGCACGCGATTCAGCGGGGCCGCGCTCCATGCCTTCGCCAAGAAGTGCATCGTCCAGCGCCGCCGGCAACAGACCGGGCGGCACGACTGGGAGCTTGGCGAGCTGAGCAAGAGCGAGGCCCGCGAGCTATGGCAGGACATCGAGGCTCTGACCAGCGTGGAGTCGCCAAACGAGTGCTGGCATCACAGCAAGCTGCTGACGGAACTGTTCGGAGATGAATGGCATTACCCGGTCGACGACAAGGCGATCGAGGAAAACCACGAATTCACATACCTGCGTCGCGTCGTTGAGGCCGTTCAGGACGCGCTGCGCCAGGAACAGCAGCAGGTGGCCGCATGAAGCGCATCTACCTCAGCGGGCCCATGACCGGCCTGCCCGGCCTCAACTTCGCCGCCTTCCACGCCATGACCACCAACCTGCGCGCCGGCGGCCACACCGTCACCAACCCAGCTGAACTCAACCCCGACGGCGGCACCTGGAACGACTGCATGCGCCGCGACATTGCCGCCCTGATGGACTGCGACACCGTGGCCACCCTGCCCGGCTGGGAGCATTCAAAGGGGGCCCGACTGGAAGTCCTGATCGCCGAACGCCTCGGCATGACGGTTGTGAATGCCCATGATCTGGTAACGAGGGAGGCTGCCAGATGACGACCTAGAAGAGAAGACCGGCAAGTCAAAGCATTGAGTTAGTAGCCCAGAGGAAGGGAGTTGATTAACTCGCAACAAAAAGCGACGACCTACCGATCACTGCCCACATCTAAAGGACGCGCTCCAACGACGTTATAGAGCGTCAGTCGTGCATCCAGCTCAACCAAGAATATCTGAAATGCATGCGCGACATGTCATTTCTAGCAACAACCCTCGGCCTCGTCTAGGGTCGTTTTCAAATAAATCCCCCCTTCAAAGTCAGCCGCTATAGCGGCAAGGACGAAGTCATGCCTGAACAAAAGATTACGTTCGTAAACAGCGAGCCCGCCAAGTGCGGCTGCAAGATGGAATTCAGCTCTGGCGGCGGTCACTACTCCGACGTGCTTTACGTCACTCCCTGCGAGGCGCACAGCGGCAGCAAGCCGTTCGGGCCGGTCGAGGTGAAGCGCGATGCAGACGGCTGGTGGTATCACCCGAACATTCCGAGCTTTGGCGAAGGCGAAGACCCGGCGCCCTACATTTCCTGGACCAAGGAGCAGGGACTGGAGCTGAAAGGCTGGCACTCTGGCGACGAGATCGAGGATCTACCTGACGAGGATGCTGCGTGCACCGCCTGGAATCCAGAATCGCCAGGGCCCGAGTGGTTCCTGATGGGGATCTTCGATACGGATGACGGCCCCTATGTGCAGTGGGCACGCCGAGAGGTGGCCCCGTGAGCCAGGTCAAAGAACGTCCCATCCTGTTCTCGGCGCCAATGGTGCGCGCCATCCTGGAAGGCCGGAAGACGGTCACGCGGCGGGCAATCAAGGTTCAGCCGCATATCGATGCCAGTGGCAATTTCTGCGTAGGCAGCTCCAACTACGGCCAGGACGGTTACGGCAACCCTGTGACCAAGCACTTCGTCAACGGCTGCTGCCCCTACGGAAAACCAGGTGATCGGCTGTGGGTGCGCGAGACCTGGATGGCAGACGCACAGGTTGATGCGGTAGCGCCGCGAGACCTGAGTCAAGGCGAACCAATCCATTACCCAGCAGATGGGGCTGTCAGGCAAACCGGTTGCGCGATGATCAAGCCAGGGAAAATTCGGCCTTCAATCCATATGCCGCGCTGGGTCAGCCGCATCCTGCTGGAGGTCACCGGCGTGCGCGTTGAGCGGTTGCAGGGCATCAGCGAAGAGCAGGCGCTGGCCGAGGGAATCATTCCTCACGTCCGTGGTGGCTGGCACTGGCATCCGCATGATCCGAGCAACGTTGATGACTGGCATCAGTTCGGATTCAAGTCACCTGCCTTTGCGTTCCAAGACCTTTGGATCGGTACCGGCGGCGACTGGGATGCCAACCCGTGGGTCTGGGTGATGGAGTTCAAGCGGGTGACGCCATGATCGCCACCCTCTGGTTCGCCTACGTCTTCATCTACAAGGGGCCCAGGCCATGAAACAGCATCGCGTCTTGATCGGCGACTGCATTGAGTCGATGCGGACGCTACCGGATAAATCGGTTCAAATGTGCGTTACCAGCCCGCCCTACTACGGCCTGCGGGATTACGGCGTCGACGGCCAGATAGGCCTGGAGGAAACGCCGGCCGAGTTCATCGGGCGCCTGGTCGAAGTGTTCCGCGAGGTGCGCCGAGTACTCAGCGATGATGGAACGGCCTGGGTGAATATGGGTGATAGCTATGCCGGCTCCCGCTGCGGTGGCAATAGTCAGTCAATTACCGGCGTCGGGCGCGATGAAAGCGTTACAGCCGCCAAGGCCCGCCGCACAGTTGCCTCCCGCCGTAGGGATAATGAAAGCGTTCCGCGCAGTGACTACGCCGTACCTGGGTTCAAGCCCAAGGACATGATGGGAATGCCCTGGCGCTTGGCCTTTGCCCTGCAGGACGATGGCTGGTATCTGCGCCAAGACATCATTTGGCATAAGCCAAATCCAATGCCGGACAGTGTCCGCGACCGCTGCACTAAGGCCCACGAGTACATTTTTTTGCTGAGCAAGTCGGCGAAGTACTACTACGACCAGACGCCAATCCTTGAACCATGCTCACCCAACACCCACAACCGCCTCTCACAAGACGTTCTCTCGCAGATCGGGAGTGAGCGCGCCAACGGCGGGGCCAAGAGCAACGGCAACATGAAGGCGGTGGCCAGGAAGTCAAACGGCGTGGGCTGGGGTTACGGTACCGACGGAGAAGAAAGAGCGCGGGGCCGTATCAAGGACAACGATTCTATGAACTCCGCCCTTGCAGTTATGCCCACCGAGCGAAACAAGCGCAGCGTATGGACAGTGCCGACCCACAGTTTCAAGGGCGCCCACTTCGCCACCTTCCCCCCCGACCTGATTAGACCTTGCATTCTGGCCGGCGCGCCACTCGGCGGCGTCGTGCTTGACCCTTTCGGAGGTGCCGGCACCACCGCGGTCGTCGCCATGCAGGAAGGTCGCAAATCCATTCTGTGCGAACTGAACCCGGAATATGCCGCAATGGCCGAGCGCCGGATTGCTGCGGCTTGGCTCGATGGCGCGGCGCAGATGGATGTTTTCCGCGACACCGCGCAACACCCAGCAGCCTAATCCCAATCCCCCTAAATGCCTGCCGGTGAGCGGCGGGCGAGGTATTCCTATGTCTCATGCTCTCGACAACAGGCCGCTCTCGGCGCGCCTGCAAGCAAGAATCGAAAAGTACACCGGGGTCACAGTCGACCCTCTAGTTACCGATCTGGCGCTCCACACCCAGTCACTGGCGGAGATCACCAGGCTGTCGGCAGAAGTGGCGGTGCTCAATAAGAACGTTATCGATTCCACCCGAGAAGACTTCGATGTGACCCTGAACAATCTTCGCAGGATGGGCGCCAGCATCGACGGTGACAACGCCTACAAGCGAGATCTGTGTGATGTCATCTCGGCCGCGGTGATCCTCGGCGCCCAGGATCTCAACCCACCACCAGCCGATCACTGGGGCCGGTACTTCTGGGATATCGGCCGAGAGCATTTGACCACTGTCGAAGAACTCACCGATGCACTGAAGCTGACCACTGAGAACCTGCGCGCCTGTCAGGCAACCATTCATCTCGCCGGCGGGTTCGATCCTGCCTACGTAGACGATGCGCTAGCCGCAATGGCTGTTGCCCGCGCAGCCCTCGCCAAGATCGGAATGTAACACTAACCCACCTTCTGCCGCCCAGCGCGGCAAGGACACCACATGTTCGCAATGAAACTTACCCTAATTGTACTGGGCGCCTTGCTGTACCTGATCGGCACTGCCGTTGGGTTCGCCGTAGGCCTGCCCGCCCTGCTCAGCTCCGGCGAGGTGCTAGACATCATCGGCGCCTTTGCCGGCTTCATGACCTGGGTGCTCATCACCTTCGGTTTCATCATCCACATCATCAGGACAGCGCGGCCCGCAGCGGGCGCCGGGAGGTAAATATGCGAAAAGAACTGATCAAGATCAGCGAGTTTCAGCGGCGGCGCTGGGGGGAAAACGGCACACCGCAGTGCCCTCAAGCAATCCGCAACCACATCCGTAACGGTGCCGTGCCTGGCGAGCAGATCGGGAAACTCTGGTACGTTGATTGGACCGCCTTCTCCCGCTCTGACGGCAACGACCTCGTGGCGATGGTATTGAAAGGAGCTGCATGATGGTCCCTCGGCCGCGAAACAAAGCGAACAAGAACCTACCGCAGAACCTGTACTTCGATGCGCGACGGTCGACTTATCGCTATCGCCGGCCCACCGACGGGAAGTGGTTCCAATTCGGCGTCGACCGCATCAAAGCGATCGACGCTGCCAAACAGCTGAACCTGGAGTTCATGCGCGGCGCTGACTTGGTCGGCGCTGTAATGTCGGCATCGTCTGAGTCATTCGCTGGCTTCCTCGACACCTACGAGCGAGACGTCCTACCGCCGCGCGAGCTGGCCGCAGGCACGCTCAGTCTGTACGCGGTGCATTTCAGGCGCTTCCGCCGGCAGTTCGAGGGAAAGGGGGTCGGCCAAATATCCATTCGCATGGTCGCTGAAATGTTAGATGCGCTCACGCCCCGCACGGCCAACCAGTGCAGGGCGCTCCTGACGGACATTTTCAACCATGCGGCAGCAAAAGGCCTGTGCCCGGATAACCCAGCAGCGAGCACGATCAATCGGATCGAGAAGAAACTGCGTAGGCGCCATACCGTCGATGGGCTGAAGGCTATCCGCGAGAAAGCGCCGGTTTGGCTGCAGAATGCAATCGACCTGGCACTGATCACCGCCCAGAGGCGCACAGACATCCTGGATATGCGATTCGATGGGGTTCGGGATGGGTTTCTCTACGTGGTGCAGAAGAAGACGGCCAAGGCCAGCGACACAGCGTGGATTCGCTTTCAAGTGACGCCGGAACTGCAAACAGTCATCAGCCGGTGCCGAGACGATGTCGTCTCGCCTTACCTGGTACACCGAAAGCCTGACCGCCTAAAACAAAAACAGGCCCAGACCAAGGATCACTGGACGAAGGTTGAGGAGCGGTATTTGACGCGGGCATTCAAGGAGGCCAGAGAGGCAGCGAACTGCTACGCAGGATGGAAAGAAGAGGAGATGCCAGGCTTTCACGAAGTGCGGGCGCTATCCCTGCACCTTTACAAGAAAGCCGGAAAAGATGGGCAAAAGATCGCAGGCCATGCGAGCGAGGGCATGACCAAAAACTACCAGCGAGACCACGAGGAAATCATCTGGTCCGAAGCAATTCCGGACCTGAATATCAGTGAAATCACTGGGTAG